ACCCCAATACCCTCTCCATCACTACCCTATAACAACAACCACCACACCCACCCACCCACACACCCACCACTCTTATTCTAATCTACATAATTAAAACGTAAAATTATTCTTCCAGTACACCCTACACATTTTATAAAAAGGTAGTTATACTACCTTTTTTTATGAAACGTATAATAAAATTGATTTACAAACACAGTTACAGATACATATAATTATACATCAAGATGGTCAAAAATACAACTGGAGGAGGAAGAACAAAAGGACTTGCCCGAAAACATCAGCGTGCTCAACAAACAAGCAGTCATCTACGCATTCCTGAAGAGGAAGGCGAAGAGATCGGATATATTAAAAAGATGCTTGGAAATGGTATGTGCGAAATATACAACAATGATAACGTAAGACTTATTGGACATATCCGAAATAAATTTAGAGGAAGACAGAAAAGACACAATACGATTCAAGCAAACGATATTGTATTAATTGGGCTAAGATTGTGGGAAAGTACTAAAAAAAACTGTGATATACTTACGATTTATGATGACAATGATATTAATCAACTTAAAGTAAAACCTGATATAAAAATGGATACTATCTTACAATTACAATCTGAAAATACACGATTCTCATCTAAAGAATCCGAACTTGAATTTGTAGAAGAAACCGAAGAAGAACTCGCAAATACACTAAAACAAAGCGCTGAACTACAATTTGAACTGGAAGAAACCGACGATATCAATATGGACGATATTTAATTCGTTCACAAAATCAAAAAAATATACTTTTTTATTGTAGACATTTAGTAAATTGTCTTTCACTGTAGTAGTTTAGTGGTAAAACCCATGCCTTCCAAGCATGTGCCCTGGGTTCGATTCCCAGCTATAGTATTGATACATTATGTATGAATACTATTTAATGTAGATCGTTAATGTTTACAACTGTGTCCATATGTGGTAATATTGCATTGTCGTGAGTAATCACAATCACCGTCTTCCCTTGTGTTTCCTTAAGGATCATATTTATTACTTTCTCAATGGAACCTTTATCCAACCCAGCCAATGGCTCGTCCAATACAATTATTTTTCCCGGCTTTAATATTCCTCTCATCAATATCGTTATCTTTTGCATACCCCCAGACAAATTTCCTCCATTTAATCCAGCATTTGCTTCAACGCCGCCCGGTAAATCTGAAAACACTTCTAACAAACGATACTGTTTCAATTTCTCATATATTTCTTTTTCAGATATTTCATTACCATATCTCATATTATACAAAACGGTATTTTCAAACAATTGTGTCTTTTGATTTAAATAATTTACTTCACTTCTTAAATATTCTATATCTATTGTATTTATATCTACACCATCAATACTAATCACACCTTCTTCGGGTTTGTAAAGACCCACCAACATTTTCATCAATGTTGTTTTTCCCGAACCTGATCTTCCCAGAATACCTACTTTTGAACCGCCTTTAATTTTTAAATTTAGTTCATCAAATAATACTTCTTCCGATTCAGGTTTATATCTAAAAACAATATCCTTAAACTCTACGTTTCCTTCTTTTATCACATCTTTTTTCACTCTCTTTTCATTGTCAACTAATATATCATCTATATAATCCTTTGATGCATTTATAATTCCAAGTTTATATACTATATTATGCACATAACCACTTGCCAAATCCATCCCGTAGCTTAAATATTCACCCAACATTAAAATAAATACAATTGCAGATGCTGAAGCTATTTTTTTATTCAAAAGCATCTTATACACCAAATATAAACTATAACCGTACGCAAACAAAATAATGAAATAAGACAACGTTATTATTGAATTCTCAATAAACATTATACTTTCCATCATTACACATGCCTTGTTCTCCTTTTCGGCATTTTTTTCTATTTCACGATTGGATTCATTATTTATATAAATATTCATCAAATTGTCAACGGTGTTTTGGATATTTTGATTCACTTCTATATTCATAAACAACTCTCTTTCCGTTACCTTTTTAACCAAATATTCTCCTGCAAAATAATTCAAAATACAAATAAGCACAAAAGATGATGTTAGTACTGCTCCAATCTCTTTACTTTGTGTTGTTAAGTATATTATCACTACAATTACTACACACAAATATGGGAAAAAACCATTTATAATATGATGAAAAAGATCTTTTGAATTACGTATTAACTCTAACATTCTTGATAAATATTCACCCGTTTTCACATCTGCATAATCTTCTTTAAATGCATTCAATGTTTTTTCATAGAGCATCTTTCTCATATATGTCATAAAATCCGGTACCAGTATGGATTCAAAATAATGTTTGATAGCATAAGACAATACTATTACCACCCAACCTAATAATATTCCTACTACCGTACCTTGAAAATTCATACTTTTTATATTATCATAAAAGTTGAAAAACGAAATGCTTGGCGATATTTTATTTTTAATCACTTCAAATAAATTTCCATACAACTTTGGTAACACAACTGCTTCAAAAGGAAACAATAAAATAATAATTATAACATAAATAATAAATGTAAATATATTTTCTTCTAAAAACCCTTTCACAAAGACATTAAAAAACTGCATACTTATAGACTCATGATATTAAATTAAACCAAAAAAAAAATATTTTACACCTTAATAATTTATAATATTAACAATTTTAAGAAAACGAAAATATTTCTTCGCTGTACGGGTTATTTTTATCCACCAAAAATAGATAAACATTGTATAAAGCATCACTTATGAGTCCTTTTTCTTTCCATATTCTCCACCACACCAATAGAAGATTTTTCACATAAATATTTGACAAATTTACATACACCTTAATACTCCGGCCTTTATCAATAGCTATCATGTGATAAGGATATAATAACTGATGGCTATCTAAATATAACATTTCTTTATCATATAACTTTATCGTAACTGCATTATTATTATATGATCTAAATACATTTCCAAATAAAGAATACTTTATAGAATCCTTTTCCTCGTTCAGATTGTAAACAACCTTTACTTTCATCATAAAATATTTTTTCAATGACAGCGGCATTATTATTCTTTCACGACTAACTGCAATAGCTAATTTCAACTCATTTACAAATTTAGAAGATTTTTTAGAATCATACAAAATGGTTTTTATTAAATCCTCTTTTTTTACAAAACAAGAAACCGACATTTTTGAATTATCTACCTAATTAAAAAAAAATCAATTTTATAAATAATTACAAATATAAATGCCCAGCAAAAGAATTGAACTTTTGTTTCCCTCCCACAATTAGAGGTACTCGTAACCAACCAAGGCTACAATATGATTAGAAATAATTACACAATCACTTGTAATTTTATTTTCTTTTTTAAATTATCTTCATCGTGAAACAAATACAATTTGAAATTATTTGTAGAATACTCATTTATATCCTGATGCACCGTTATACGCGACATCAACTTCAATTTCTCCAAATATACCATATAATTATAGGCTCCATTGTTTCTTTTCACTTTATCAAATACTACTCCTTGATGATTCATTTCCAAATACATCGGATTCTTAGAACAGCTATGAAGTAGATTACAATCCGTTTGTACTTTCCGAATAGACCTCATAGATATGTTTATATAATCCAATTTTGAAATCCATTCTTCTAAAAATATTTTTGCACTTTCACTCACATGAGTTATGATCTTACATGTATCAAATAATACTATTTGATTTAACAAATCAACCAATCTCCTAATTGGACTTGTTATGTGTATGTATGGCTTTGTATTATTCCTTTTAACGGAATTTGATATCAAAGACAAAGAATCTATATTTATCAATTTATGATTTAAATCCACATTCTCATTATAAGTCGTATAATTACCTATAACGTTGTTCCAACTCTCAATAACCCTTTGTGTCTCCACAGATAAATTATGCTCTTTTAAACTATCTTTTTCTAATTCTTTTTGAATAATTACAGATCTAAATATGCCCACTTTCTCATTCATCATTAGCATCCCCGTATAAGCATTCATTATAATCATCCAATGCGAAACCAAATCACTACTGTTTTTTATATTTTTATCCATTAAATAAGATACATCAAACAGTTTCATATAAATCTCTTCATTGTACAACAAGTTATATTCTTCGTACACGTAATTTTTCTTTACATTAATCAACACATTTTTATATTCCACTTTTTTATTTTCCAAAAATGATCCATCCATATTTATATAAATATCCATTGCCAGCGCAAATCTATCTTGGTTCGCTTGTAAACTACACAAAGTATCTGATAAAACCGTTGGTAACATCGGTCTTTTACGATCTGGTAAATAAATGGTAGATACACGATGACTAAATGTTTCCCACAACTCCAATGCTTCTAACCATAAAAACACGTTCGCAATGTAGACGGATATCTTCCAACCCACTTGTACCCCATCTTCTTTATATTCAATAATACCAAAACCATCATCAAAATCTGAACTATTGTAAGGATCTATGGTTATTATATTTAACTCTCGTCTATCTTCTAAATTATAAGATTCATTTTCTTGTATACCTTTTATAAACTCCACATGAGGTACTTTGTTTAATATCTTCTTTGCCTTACTGGTAAACTCAGTTAAAGATACATATAAACTCTTACAATACAACTGATACTCATAAAATACTTCTAAATTATCTACATTTCCTAACGTGTTCACCAAAATTCCTTTTGGATGTTTCTCGTCCCAATTATCGTATTTAAAAATCACATATTTATTTAAATGATGTTTTGAAAATCCTGGTTTCAAATCATAAGGAACTAAAAATATTGGCAAATACTTATCGTCCGGAACACATTTGTAATACAATCTCTTGTTATTCTTTGTTCGTCCATATGTTTTATTTTCATTTAAAACTAATATCCCTGCAATGGTTGACATGTCTTTCAATACAGACTGTTTTATCACCATTTCATCTTTTTCATTCAAATATATAATATCCCGACTAAACATCTTTTCTTGCAAAGGGTTTACATTTTGTAATACTGGATGTGCAGTTATGTCTATTATATCTTCATTATTTATATCTTTAAAGTCCCACTCGGTGTAATTCCGATTTTTTATAAATACTTGATAGGTCATTTTGTTACTTTTATATAAATGAAAATTTAAATCAATTTTAGTTTGATTATTTGATGTCATACAATAATATAATAATTATTTAATATATTATTTATTCGTTATCTAGATTCATTTCTACATCTTCTACAGAACATGACACTTCCTCAGCTTCCTTTGCAGCAGCTTCCTCAGCTTCCTTTGCAGCAGCTTCCTCAGCTTCCTTTGCGGCAGCTTCCTCAGCTTCCTTTGCAGCAGCTTCCTCAGCTTCCTTTGCAGCAGCTTCCTCGGCTTCCTTTGCAGCAGCTTCCTCCGCTTCCTTTGCGGCAGCTTCCTCAGCTTCCTTTGCAGCAGCTTCCTCGGCTTCCTTTGCAGCAGCTTCCTCGGCTTCCTTTGCAGCAGCTTCCTCAGCTTCCTTTGCAGCAGCTTCCTCAGCTTCCTTTGCAGCAGCTTCCTCGGCTTTCTTTGCAGCAACTTCCTTTGCAGCAGCTTCCATAGCAAGACGTTCTTCTTCGGCTTTCTTTGCAGCAGCTTCTTCGGCCTCCTTAGCAACACGTTCTTCTTCGGCTTTCTTTGCAGCAGCTTCTTCGGCCTCCTTAGCAACACGTTCTTCTTCGGCCTTTTTTGCAGCTTCTATCAAGGTTGTATTTTTACTAGAGCGTCTTTTAAAAAGACTAAATCCAAACATGATATATTATTTCTTAGATATTAAAATAGTTATTTAACTGTAATTATTAATAATTCTCATACTAAAAATAAATACTCATTTATAATTTGATAACTCTTTTTCTAAATATATTTGATAATTGATAATACTGAATAACATGTTATACCTCTTTATAATACAATTCAAATCTTTTTTTATCATTTAAATCTTGTTGTTTACGTAGTAACTGAAGTTGCTTCTTTCGTGCGTCTTCATCCATTTTTTGTATTTTTTCTGCACGTATAACTGTATTTTCATATTGTAGTTTTTTCGGTAATTTTTCTTGTTCTATTTTGTACAAATCAATATCCTCCTGATGTTGTTCAATTAGAATAGAATGATATTTTACATCAATATTTGTTAAATCTAAAGGCATTATTCCTTTGTATCCATCTATTATGTGTTTCTTAGACATAATAGTATAATAATCCAAAATATATTTATATGTAGTAGTTAGTGGTAAATGTTTAAATATTAAATATTAAAATAAATAGAAACAATGCATGTAGTATATTAATGAAATTCAAATCCAATATAAAAACCAACCATCCAAATAGTATTTTTCTTGTTATTGTAGAGTCCCCTTCTAAATGTTCTAAGATAGAGCATTTTTTAGGTTCTAATTATAGTTGTATTGCATCTATCGGTCATTTAAGACAAATTAAAGGGTTGAAATCAATAGATACTAAAAATAACTTTGAACCCACTTATGAAATCATAGAAGACAAAAAAGATCACATTGAAAAAATGAGAAAACTCATAAGTAAATACAACAAAAGCAATATATACTTGGCTACTGACGATGACAGAGAAGGCGAAGCTATTTCCTGGCATATTTGCAAACTGTTTGATTTACCATTACATACAAAGCGAATCCTTTTCCACGAAATTACGAAAAAAGCAATTCTACATGCTATAGAAAACCCAACAACCATAAACACATCTTTAGTAGATGCACAAAAAACAAGACAAATATTAGATATCATTGTGGGTTACAAAATATCACCGTTTTTATGGAAATATTTATACAACAACAAAGAAAACTCATTATCCGCAGGAAGATGCCAAACCCCCGCATTACGACTTGTATATGAAAACGAATTTCAAAATAAAGATCTCATACAAAGTCATAAATTGGTTGGTAATTTCACTTCCAAAAAATTACTCTTTCAATGCAACACACCTTTTGAGAAAGAAGAAGACGTTATTGCATTTTTAGAAGAATGTAAACAATTCTCATTTGCCCTTACAATTCATGATCAAAACACGATTACGAAAAAATCACCTTTGCCGTTTTGTACATCTACATTGTTGCAAACTGCAAATTCAGTTTTACAAATGTCTCCAAAAGAAACCATGTCTCATTGCCAACAATTATATCAAACGGGTTACATCACTTACATGAGAACAGAAAGTAAACAATTTTCAAAAGATTTTTTAAATAAAATGAATACATTTATTTGTGAAAAACATGGCAAACAGTATGTTGGAAATTTAGAAGCATTAAAAAATACAAATAGTGAAAACCCCCACGAAGCCATACGAGTAACACAGATTGATATAAGTACTATTTCCAACTGTAAAAACACGCGTATGAATACATTATACAAATTGATTTGGAAACATACTATGCAAAGTTGTATGTCTAATGCTATTTACAACAACAATAAAATTACTATTTCCGCGCCGCTGAAGAGTATGTTTATAAATAATACTGAAAGTCCCCAATTTTTAGGATGGAAAATTATTGAAAAGAAGGTAAATATTGTGGAACTTCAAAACGAATCTCAGGCAGTTATTCAATATTTAAAAACGCTTGAAAAAAGTAAAAAAAAGATTGTATATAATGAAATCACGAGTGAAGTTTTTTGTAAATCTAATCATAGTTATTATACGGAAGCCAGTTTAATTAATAAATTGGAATCTTTAGAAATTGGAAGACCATCTACCTATTCATCCATTGTTGAAACAATTAAAGAAAGAGGATATGTTAAAAAGGTAAACATTGAAGGAAAAAAGATTTTGTGTAACTCATTCATATTAAAAGAAAAGAATATTTGTAAAAAAAACGAAGAAAAGGTGTTTGGTGCTGAAAAAAACAAACTTGTTATTCAAACGGTCGGTATTTTAGCATTGGAATTCTTGACTCAGTATTTTGATAAGATTTTTTCATACGAATACACAAAAGGTATGGAAAAACAATTAGATCTGATATCCAATAATGAAATTGAAAATTGGTCAAGTATTTGTAATCTGTGTTATCAAGAATTAAAAGATTTATCTACAGGAATTAAGAATGTAAAAAAGAATGCTTACAATATTTGCAATGGTTATGAATTGTTATTTGAAAAGTATGGACCAGTAATTAGACACACATTAGAAGACGGTACCATAGAATATTTGCCAGGAAATAAGCAAATTCAAGTTGATTTGGAAAAATTAAAAAAACAAAAATACGAATTACACGAATTAGTAGACAATACAAACCAATGTTTGGGAATGTATGAAGACCAAGAATTATTTTTGAAAAACGGAAAATACGGACACTATGTTGAATGGGGTGAAAAAAGAGAAAGCGTAAAACACATCAAAAAACCCATTAGTGAAATCACGCTTGATGATATTATTGATTTTTTAAAGGAGAAAAAAAATGATAATAATATGTTGCGGATCATTGATGACAATCTTAGTGTGCGAAAGGGAAAATATGGTCCTTATATATTTTACAAAACCAAAGATATGAAAAAACCTTCCTTTTTTAATATTAAAAAATGCCCGTTTGGTTTTTTAAGTTGTTCTGAGGAAGAGTTAAAATCGTGGATTAATAAAACGTATAATCAAAATATAAATTAATTGTCTTGCGATGCGTATAAAAATAACATACAAATTCTTTACAATATATATGAAGTTTTACGAAACCAGTTTTGAAGAATATTTGCAATCAGTTGAAAACTATAATTTGCATCCTGAACTCAATAAAACAGTTCAAATCTTTCCCAATAACGCAAACACATTTGGCAACTTAATTGTATATGGCCCTTCGGGGGTAGGTAAATATTCACAAATATTAAACATTATAAAAAAATATAGTGCTTCCAAACTAAAATACGAAAAAAAAATGATTGCAAGTACGGAGAAACAAGAATATAAATACAAAATAAGCGATATTCATTACGAAATTGATATGGCATTGTTGGGATGTAACTCTAAGAATATTTGGCATGAGTTGTTTTATCAAATCGTTGACATTATTTCAGTAAAAACAAATAAAACAGGGTTTATTTTGTGTAAAAACTTTCATTTAATTCACTCCGAATTATTGGAAATTTTTTATAGTTATATACAGCAATATAATCATAGTGAAAGCAATCTTTCTATACATTTCATTTTACTTACAGAACATATTAGTTTTATTCCGAATCAGATTTTGAACGTGTGTCAGATACTAAACATTGGACGGCCATCTAAAGATAAATACCAACAAATATCTATTCAAAACATTCATTCTTATGATATTCCTTATGAGTGTGAAAATGTTATGAAACGATTATCTTGTACAAAAAACAACAATAATCAACATAAGAAAAAAAATATTATTACTTTTATTAAAAACATTGAATCAAAGGGGGTGATTAATGCAAAAGAATTAAAATCTTTTGATTTACTTTTTTCAGAAAATTCACAAATACAGCAATTGCCTAATGATAATTTTAACATTATATGTAACAAGATCATTGAATATATTATTATTGACAAACAAATTTCCTTTTTAGACATCCGTGATAGTTTGTATGATATTTTAACATACAATCTGGATGTGGTTGAATGCATATGGTATATTTTTTGTTATTTAATTAAAAGTGATTATTTAAAGAAAGAAGACATTTCTGATATTTCTATGAAAATATACTTCTATTTAAAATATTTTAACAATAATTATAGACCCATATACCATTTAGAGAGTTTCTTTTATTATATATCTATCAAAGTACAAAATAAAAATGAATTATGATTATGCATGTTCCATACTGGAATTTACTGATTGTGACGATATTAACGAAGGTACAATTAAAAAGCAATATAGAATGTTAGCCCTTGTTTATCATCCTGATAAAAATATTTCAGATGATGCTTCTGAGAAATTTATAAAAATCAAAGAAGCATATGATTATTTATTAAAATACGAAGGATATATGAAAAGCGAAACTGAAAGTGAAAATAATTATTCCAATATTTTGTTTTATTTTTTAAACTCTATTATAGATGAATCGCAAAATAATATTGTCTACACTATTTTAAACAAATTATCATTATTGTGTGAAGAAAAAGCATTGACGTACTTAACCAATCTTGATAAAACCCTTTTGTTTACTATTTATAAAATTATATCTAAATACAAAAAAGCTTTTCATATGAACAATACTTTTTTAGAACAAATCAAGCAGATCTTAGAAATGAAAACAGAAAATGATGAAAGGGTCATTTTGAATCCAACCATTCACGATTTAGTAGAAGATAAACTCTACAAATTAACTTACAATGAAAGTGTTTACTATGTTCCACTTTGGCACGATGAATTAATGTATGACAATTGTGGTAATGATTTATATGTCATATGCAAACCCATTTGTCCGGATAATCTTGATATTGATGAATATAATAATGTTCACATGATTGTTTCGTATACCATGGAGCATATTTGGAATACCGATGTTTTACATATTGATATATTTAACTTAGAAATACAAACACGTAATTTACAAATTAGGAAAAAACAAACCATTTGTTTTAAGAAAAGAGGTATTTCCAAGATAAACGAAAAAGATGTATATGATGTTTCTAAAAAATCTAACGTATACGTTACAATTAATATAGATTATTAAAATTTTATTTAAAAATACATTTATAGTATTTACTATATATGTGTGGAATTATTGGTTATTTAGGTAACGATGACTGTACAAAGTTTATTTTGAATGGATTAAAAATTTTGCAAAACAGAGGTTATGATTCAGCCGGTATTTCTTTTATACAAGATAAACAGCTAATCACTTCCAAATATGCATCTACAAATACAAATAATGCGATTTCTATTTTAGAAAAGTCTATCAGCAATAACTCTTCTTCCTTTAACGGCATAGGTCATACACGATGGGCTACTCACGGCAGTAAAACAGACAATAATGCTCATCCCCATAGTGACAACCTTAACCGTATTGCTGTTGTTCATAATGGAATTATTGAAAATTACTCTTCTTTAAAAAAGGACCTACTCAATAAAGGATATTCTTTTTCTTCTCAAACAGATACTGAAATTATTGCTGTCATGATAGGTTCTTTTATGGATGCTGGAGAACCTGTGAAAGATTCTATTCAAAAAACACTAATTTTATTAAAGGGTACATGGGCATTATGTATTTTATGTGTAGATTTTCCTGAAAAAATGTGGATTTGTAGAAACGGTTCTCCATTACTCTTAGGATTAGAAGAAAACTATGCTATGATCGCAAGTGAAGTATCTGGGTTTGATCATTTTGTTCAACAATATGTTGTTTTAGAAAATAATGACTTGATTGAAATAGAATGTGTAGAAAATAAAATCACATACAAGGAGAACATTCATTCATATACATTAAAAAACAACAAAAATCAACAAAAAGAAGAGCTTCCTGATACATGTTCTCATTGGATGCAAAAAGAAATCCTTGAACAATTTGAAACAATACAAAGATCTATTAACTATGGAGGTAGAATTGAAAGTAACATTTGTGTTAAACTTGGCGGATTAGAGAACAATAAAGAAAATTTACTTGATATTACCCATTTAATCATACTTGGATGCGGAACTTCTTATCATGCTGGATTATGGTCTCTATATGAATTCAAACAATATGATATATTTGACACAGTTACCTGCATTGATGGTGCAGAATTTGATATTACTGATATTCCCAAAAGAAATAAGACTGGATTGATACTATGTTCTCAATCGGGCGAGACAAAAGACTTACATCGTTGTTTAGAAATCGCCAGAATGTATGATCTGGTTACCATTGGTGTTGTCAATGTACAAGACTCTATGATCGCGCGCGAAACAGATTGTGGTGTTTATTTAAATGCTGGAAGAGAAGTCGCCGTTGCATCTACAAAATCCTTTACAAACCAATGTATAATACTTACTATGATTGCGGTCTGGTTTTCACAAAATAAAGGTACTCATATTAAGAAAAGACAAAAAACTATTTCCGACTTACGGAATTTATCATTTTATTTTCAATCTTCTATTATTAACTTTGAGAACCTTATCAAAAAAAACATAAAAAGCTTTGAAAACACACACTCTTTGTTCATTTTAGGAAAAGGGAGTAGCGAAGCTATTGCAAAAGAGGCTGCTCTTAAAATAAAAGAAGTCACCTATTTACATGCTGAAGGCTATTCTACATCGGCATTGAAACATGGGCCTTTTGCACTTATTACAGAGAACCTTCCTATTATTATTATTGATATTAATAAAAAATACCATGAAAAATCAATCAACGCATATAATGAAATATCATCCAGAAAAGCTACTATTTTTGTCATTACAAACCATGCACAGGAATACATGGATATCGGGGTTTCAAAAGAAAAAATTATACAAATTACAAATAACGAAACATTTAGTAGTTTACTTGCAAATGTATTCTTACAACTATTAAGTTACCATCTTTCTGTGCATTTCAATTACAACCCTGATTTTCCACGCAACCTTGCTAAAGTAGTCACTGTTGAATAATACTAATTACGTATACTATTTACTCAAATACAATATAAAGATAGTCTATTAATTATATTGACAACTTGTCCGAGTGGTTAAGGAGATGGACTTGAAATCCATTGGCACATTGCCGCGTAGGTTCAAATCCTGCAGTTGTCGTTTCATTCTAATTATTGTAATTAAAATGAAATATAAAAATAAATACCCTAAATAGGTGGAATTATTTTCGTAATATGGTAATGTTTTAAAACGATATAATTCGTATCTAAATCTACTACAATAGCTACTTCAGGCCCACCATATAACTCTTGAAATAATTTTATTTTTGACTTATCTTTAAATTGTATAACAAATTGATACATATTTCTGCAAATATCGTGAAAGTTCTCCGGTTTGGCGATTAAAACTTCATTTTGTATTTTATAAATATCTTGTAACCCTTTGTATATAATGGGGTGTCCGGGTACACATCCAATAAATCCTTGAAATATGCTATTTGGAAAATAAGACGAATTCACAGAAAAATAAGAATAATCTTTCACAATTTCATTTAAGTCTCCTTCAATCATTGCGTCGGTATCAAAATATACACCTCCTTTCACATATAAATAATAATATCTAAACAAATCTGCTCTATGTTCTCCATAACTAAACGAAAAAAACTTATTAATTACATCTGGAAACTCTTCCAAATAATTTTCCTTAAAAAAAGAAATCACTTCATTATCATTATAATGTTTATATGTGTAACCGGGACTTCTTGCTTTTATCATGTCCACTACATAATCAGGAGGCACATCTTTACGCGATGTTTGTATAATATATTTTGGAATAGCCATAATATAGTAAAGAATTTATATTTATATTGTTCAGGTTCTCAAAATAATGAAATAAAGATGTTATAAAAATAGTTTATCCAATCGTTCTTTATTTGCTGCGGCATCTTCATAACCGTGTTTATAAAGTTCTTCCAAATTAAATTTTCTTTTTGATAATAAATTGGTATAGTCTCTTATGTTAAATACTGATTTTTTGTCTTTTTCATTCCATATTCCGGGAGTTATATGAATATTTGAATAGACGCCATTCAAATAAGGGTACCTGCTAAATCCCCCATCAAAAGAATAGAGTCCGCGATATTTATAAAAAAAGTTCCCCGTAATAAATGGAATATGAGAACTGGCAATGCAACAATTCAAAGCATCTTCTAAATCGTCAAAATCTGTATACACAACTGGTTGAAGTTTAAATCTTTTAAAAACAGTTGTTCCGATATACAATTTATTTAAATTAAAATCGTCTGATGTATATTTTTCCAATATGGAATCTTTCACCATATTTTCAATGACATTTAAATCCGTTATATTTTTAAAATCTATATTGTAGATATTTTCAACAAATTCTTGATCATTTTTTTTTAAACATAAAAACAATGAATTCCATGCACCAGCAGATGCGCCGGAAAATACATAATCTTTCAAATCATAGTTCTCTTTTAAAAATTTACACAAGCCAAAAATATAAAACCCTCTAAATCCCCCTGGAGATAAAGTAATTATTTTCGTATTCTGTACATGTAAACTTTCCTCAAGAAGTCTTGGTAAATCACTTATTTTGGATAAAAAACGGGTTTTTATCATCTTTACCCCAGAAACATTCAAAAAAAGCAAAAAAAAGTGTATTGTAACAAAATAAAAATACATACTCCTGATCTGTTAACATATAGTTTCAAAAAAAAAATTATAAATTAAATACATTTATAATTTTTATATTGTGTTATTTGACTGTTTCTTTTTATGATTATTCTTTATTGACACTATGATTCAGCTGTGGCTTTCTTTCTAACTATTTTCTTCTTTGGAGCAGGCTTTTCTACAACTTCTTCTTCAACATCTGCTTTCTTTACTACTTTCTTTTTAGAAAAGGTTGCCGGTGGTGGTGGTGCCTGAACAACTTCTTCTTCCTCCTCCTCTTCTTCTTCTTCTTCATCTTCATCAGAATCTAATACTTGGGTTGTTGTTGGCTTCACTTGCTCTACTACTTCTTCATCTACTTGCTTTTTCTCCATCATTTGTAATTCATCACTGGTCAGGGTAATGTGACATTTATCATATACACTTACTACTTGGCGCGGTTTTACTACAATTTGATTAACTTTCCAAGTCAAACCCCATCCTTTTCCACCGAACCATAGGCCACCGCATTGCAAAACAACTGCTACGTTTGACATTTTAGGTACCAAATCCATTGGAGTCAAATTAGGTTTTTCATCACTTGGAAACAACAAATTTGATGTAGTATCATAAATTTGTGTCGTCCATTTCCCTCCATAATTGGGTACAGTTGCGCTAATCGCAGGAGATCTATTATAATCAAATTTTTTTGTTAGTTTATCTTTAGGGTATTTCAAAAATGGGAATAAATTATGCTTTACAACTTCACGAGACAACTCCTCTCCAAACCAAGCATCACTATATTTTACAGCATCGTCCAATATTTGATTCTCAAAGTCCTTGATCTTTGTCAAAAATTGATCAGTACCTTCTGTTTTATAATCTGCGTTTGGAAAGTTGAGAGACATCTTGAACTTTCCATCAGATTCTCCGTTCTCATTCACAAAATCAGCAATCCCCCATGTCATCATGAGAGGAGTTGAAATATGCAAAGAGCGCCCAGATTGAGTACTGATAATTGCGATAGATTTCCCACCACGATCATTGACTTTTGGTTGCATGTAACGAATACCAGCGGTATCCCACTCTTCGGTTTTTAGTACGATTGGCATAGACTTATTAGACATTGTTCTAATTATACATTCTTTAGCACCATATCTTTAAGTCAATTTTATTTTTGTATTTGCAAAATCGCTGCAAAATATACATAAACTACTTAAAAATATACAGTTACAGCCAAATAAATAACATTATTCATGTATAGCAATATAAAAATATATAATATTAATATATAAAGCTATGACTGGAAAAACGCCCAAAAAAGAGTCTAAAAATATAAAAGAATTAAATTATGACAATTTCGTAAAATTTAACATAAAAGATTCTATCAAAAAATATAAGCACGAAACCTTAAAATCAGTTTGTAAGGACAATAAACTAAAGGTTACTGGAAACAAAACTGTGTTATCGGAAAGAATCATTTCACACTTTGAAAAGATTAAGAATGTTATCAAAATACAAACGCATATTCGTATGTATCAAGGTAAACTGCATGTTAATTACAGAGGTCCTGCAATCAAACAACGATCATTATGTAACAATCAAACCGATTTCGTCACATTAGAGCCATTAACTGATATTTCTTTTAATTATTTTTTTAGTTATAAAGACAAAAACGATTTTATTTATGGATTTAATATTTCTTCACTCATCTGTCATCTCAGAACAAATAAAAAGTTCTATAATCCGTATAACAGAATACCAATACACGACAATGTTAAAAAGCTTATTTTAAAAGTATACAATAATAATTTTTTTATTGATCCTGAATTTAAACAACATAACAAGTTCTTTTATTTTAAAAAAAACAGTATTATTAATTTACAAAGGTTTCACCATATATTGCAATCTATTCAAACAAGTAATGTTGAAAATTACAACCCTTCATTAAATATAAGAAGACTACACACGGTTACACAAATGAATGCAGAAATGCATGAAAGATACTACAATATCATCCATATACGTAACACTCTAAGTTTAGATCAACGAATTGAAAAAATATTTATTGAAATTGATAATCTGGGTAATTATACAAATAGTGTTTGGTTTAATCTTACACACATGCAGTATGTTCGGCTTTATAGAGCTTTATGGGATATTTGGACGTTTAGAGGACACATCTCTCCACAATTTAAAATTTTTATTTCTCCTTTCTATGACCCTTTTGAAGGTATATTTCCTAATTATAGATATGCTCAAAATATATCCAATATTAACATAAAAACAGCATGTTTAATTGTATTTGAAAATCTTATTTATCCTGGAATTGATATTGAACATCGTAAGATTGGCGCTCTACATGCTTTATCTGCACTCACTCTTGCAAGCCAAAACGCTCGTTTTGCATTACCATGGTTATATGAGTCACTTGTCTAAATATCAATCCATAAACGCACTTACAATATATATATTCATTTTTAAAATATACTTTAATGTTGTAAACAACTTAAAAACAGCACCTATTATATAGTATAGCAGCTAGTATGGTAAGAACCGTTAAATCTGTAGAAAAGTCCCCCGCAACTAAAGTCTCTAAGACTAAGAAAACCGCCGCCCCAGTAGAAACTGTTGTTGAAGCTCCCGTTGTTAACGAGATGGTTTCATCTGACGCTCCCGCAGCACCTAAGGATGCTATTGAGACTGTCGGAGAAAAGATGACAGTGTTCAGCGCTAAGATCCAACAATTGGGTGGTTTGTTCTCTACACTTAAGAACGACTTCAAGACTTTGGAAAAGGCTGTATCTCGTGAAATGAAGGCAGCTCAAAAGTTGTCTGCCAAGAGACGTCAAAACAGTGGTAACCGCAAGCCTTCTGGTTTTGTAAAGCCTGCTCGTATCAGTGACGAACTTGCTACTTTCCTTGGAAAGGAAAATGGTACCGAAATGTCCAGAACCGATGTCAGCAAGGAAATCAATGCATACATTGTTGCGCACAGTCTAAAGGATGTAAATAATGGACGTATTATTCACCCTGACGCAAAGCTAACCAAGCTTCTAAAGGTTCAAAAGAATGATGAATTAACCTTCTTCAATCTTCAAAGATACATGAAGCCTCACTTTGCTAAGGCAGGTGAATCTACTACCACCGCTTAATTTCACAAAATATAAAACATAAAAAATAAAATATGAAAATACTAATTAAAAAAATATGAAATAATATAGAGATATACTATTTCATATACTAAATGGATTCAGCTGCGGAGACTATAGAATTTAATCTGGATGAATGTATACAAGAGTATGTTAAAGAAAACAGACCCGTTGTTTCTATTCTTACACCTTGTTATGGGAGTGTTTGTTTCGTAAACTACGTTTACTGTATTATGAAGACCAAAGAGGTCTTTGAACACTACAATATACCAGTTAAGATTGAATTTTGCAAAAATGACAGTCTTGTCACACGTGCACGAAATAATCTTATTGCAAAAGCCATGTCTGATCCAGATATTACTCATTTTATGTTTATTGATAATGACATTACATGGGATCCTATTAATATTATTAAACTTCTTATTGCAAATAAACCCATTTCCGGTGGAGTGTACCCTTTGAAAAACTATAATTGGGAAAAACTTGCTAATAATCCTGATCTTATTAAAGAACGAATTGAAAAAAAAAATAATTCCCGAGTCAAAAACATTATGGATGATGATTTGCTTGTTCAATATAGTTTGCTTAATTACAACTTGAATTATATCGGTCCCAAAATCAAAATTGAAAAAAACTTGACAGAAGTCAAACATGTCGCCACTGGATTCATGATGATTAAACGTGCTGTTATTGAAAAAATGAGCGAAGCGTTCCCTTACACCAAATACACAGACGATGTTAATTATTTAGAAGAACATGAAAATCAGTACGCATATGCTCTTTTTGATTGTGGAGTAGAAGATGGACATTACCTTTCTGAAGATTGGATGTTTTGTAACAGATGGAGAAAACTTGGAGGTAAAATTTATGTTGATGTTTCTATTAACTTGTCGCACACCGGTATTGAACAATACAATGGCAGTTTCTTATCCACCCTTATTTAATCTAAAAATATATTGTAAAAAACAAAAAAAACTAACGTAAAACAATAATTCAGAAAAAGATAAAATAATATATATCTAATTACATTGTTCAACCACTATTAAGTGAATCGTTATATACGATTTCATAATTGCTTAATATTGATTCAATATTTTCTACATTTTTTTCCTTATTTACAAAAACAATATTTTTTATAATGTCTCTATACTTTGAATTATCAATTACAAACATTTTTTTCACATTATTTAATTCCTCTTTATTTACAGTCATCTTTTTCTCTCTTTCCAACCAATCGTAAAAACACTCGCTTCTATCTTTTCGTTTTCTGTATTTTTTATAGCTACTATATACCTCTTTCAGGTTCAAATTATTATTTACATTATAATCTGTACCCGTGACTACCATTATTTCTATAAAATTATCTATACTCAACTTCATTTCCTGTAACACACTTCGTGTATTGTATTCAACCACTGTCTTTTGGACCATATCTAAATCCTTAATTACCAATGGACAATTATATAAAAACATGTCTGTGTCGTCGCTCATACAAACATCTGCCTTTCCGGTTTTCACCAAATACGAACACAATCCATCCGCCTCCTCGTCTGACTCTATAAACGTCACTCCAAACGCTGTCATCAGTTCTTTCACAATCATAATATCTTCTTTCTTCACTTTTACTATTTTTTTCTTTATTATTTCTATTTCATTTAACAATTTCTTACGCTCCTTTACACTTAATACATTATCATTTAAAAACTCCAACAATTTTTCATATTTATCTTTATTCATTTGTCTTTCTTCTTTCCTTTTTTGAATAATATCATATTTTTCTACTGTAGGTTTCCCATCAAAAACAAAAATCGGAATTATGTTATATTGTAAAAAGATAGATATTAATAAATAAAAATTCTCTATCAGCATATTGCCTACTGAAAATTTATATAAATATATAGAAGCATCCACCACTATTTTTTTATTTTTATATTTCTCAATATCTTCTTTTTGGTACGAATTTGAACATATTTTTTTTATAAATGTATTTAAATATTTAATTCCCATTTTTTTATTCAACACTATTTATAAAACATCTTTTCAATTTTTTATATTGATAATATAAATGCCGTCTAATACCTTAACAAAGAAACATACCACACCCCTTTACGAAATCTATAAACAAATTACAAATTATAAAAATAACTTCATAAAAGAAAAAGTGATTAACATAAAACGGATAAAAGAGAAAATGTTTAGTAATGAAGAATTAACCAATATCCCCAGTTTCTCAAACTACATTGAAACCATTCAGCAAACACTGCTAAATATGGACAAATACTTATTTCAATGTACATTTACTATTCACGAAAGATCTTTTCATATACACCTTGTAACTACTACCATTGATATTGATTTTGTTATAAATACCTTTCAAAAAGTCTACACTTTATTAAATATACTTGTTCCTTTTTCAAAAGAAAAATGCTCCCGTACGCTTTCCATGTATTTATTCATGTCTCCTGCCATCAAATTATTACCATCCAAATCCTCTCAAATATTGGATCAAACCAATGTTAATACTGCATTCACTTACGCATGTAAACACGATAATGAAATACACATCTTTAGACAAGAAGAATGGTTTAAAGTCTTGATCCATGAATGTTTTCATAGTTTTGGACTTGATTTTGCCAGTGTTGACTCTGGTTATAGTGATCAATTCTCCAGACAAATCTTTCACGTAAACACTGATTTCCGTCTTTATGAAAGTTATTGTGAAACATGGGCCACCATTATTAACTGCGTTTTCCATGTTGAAAATGAACAAAAATCTTTAAATATAACTCTATTTAAAAATGAACTTGAAAAATGTATAAAACAAGAAATCAAACACTCTTTGTTTCAATGTTCAAAATTATTATACTATTTTGGTTTAAAATATTCGGATTTTTATGAAGAAAACGATACTGCTGCGTTTGCAAGAAGAAACAAATATAAAGAAGAAACGCCCGTTATTTCATACTTCTTTTTTAAGACCATTTGTTTATTTTATTATCCTGAATTCATTCAGTGGTGTTTACAAAACAATACCCCATTTTTAACTTTTTTAAATTATACAGAGGATATGCAATCCAAAATACAAAAATACGCTTTTTTTATACAATCTAAATCGCAAGATTCTGTATTTTTACAACAAATAAATAAAGAATCAACTACATTCAACAAAAAAGTAAAACATATCCATCCGAATGAAATATATGATTATCAAAATATAAGAATGACCTATTATTCATAAAAAAATATAGTTTGTAAGCCCCGCCTCGCCTACAAAAGTGAAACCCTCCGAGCAAGTTAACTTCCTTTACGATTCTATATCGTATCTACTAATAACCTGATCCTCACACTGGTTTCTCCATATGTCACCGATCCCGGTGATTTGTATAAGTTTCGTTTCACACTCATACTGTGTTGCGCTATTGTTTGAAATATTGGGGGTTTCCTCAATCAAACAATTGTCTTTTTTGCGCAATATATATCTTCTCACTTATTAGTAAGAAAGTGCCTAAGGCCCCCGCCTCGCCTATAGGTGTGAGTACCTTCCAGTACAAACTAAGTGTCTTTAAACTTTACAGAATATCAACTCAGTAATGACCTGTTATCCCATTACACAGTACTCTCCAATATAATCTATGTAAACCAGCCTTGTTTACGAAATAAATGTACGAATACACTTATTTAATTTATAGGCCCCACTCTCGCCTATAAATGTGAAACCCTCCTTATCTTGGTTCCTCCAATTTTGAGTCTTTTTATGACATCCCCCAGGTCTGTTGTATCTATTTACAATACTTACAACGGTTTTTTTATATTTTAAATTTTATTAAATAATAACAAAACAAACAAATGAAATGCGTAATGTTCTTGATGTCTGACTAATAACTGCTTGCCACATTTAACATATCGGTTTGATTCAGAAACCTTGTCTGTATGTCTTTTAACATGTTAACATCGTTCTTCAGCCGATTCAATTCGTAATTAGAATACATCTGAGCGTTCGTATTAATCTCATTAGGAGTTAAATCTTGTTCTTGATCTTTTTCTACGATGTCAACTTGTGCTTGGCGGAGAAGTCTAATCTCTTCCTCTTTTTCTTGCAATTTTTCAATCAACAACAAATTCTCTGCCTTCACTTGCTCCAGATTTCGTTGGTCCTTCTCTTCAAACTTAATTGGCTTGTGGTTCACTTTAAACAACAAATGCGCTGTCTTATAATGAGGACCGGTTACAAGCCAACAGAACTCTGTCTCGTTTGAAAAACCACGCGAACTCCATTTGGATTGGCTCAGCAAATTTTCTCTCATGTCTCTCGTGTTCTGATTGTCAAATAAACAATCAAAATGGATAAATGCGCACACCTGGGGCGTTGCAAAGTTTGGCACCTCTCTTGTTGCAAAATCAATCCTTCTCACCCTTCCAAGGCGAAGACAGTTCTCAATGTAGTACTTCAAGTACTTAGGCTCAAACTTCATCTGCTTCCCTTCTTCCAAACTGGACGAAGTGAATTGCAACTTTGGTGGAATGACAGGAATATACAAACTCGTATTCTCTTCATCTTGCAAAGGCAAGACAGAACACTCTTTTGTGGTATCAACTGGGAATAGGTAACTGGAATCGGACATTATAACGGTTGTTATTTTATCTTCATCATGTATCATTATTCTTCTTCAATTTTATACGAAAACACTTGTTTTTATCAAATTTTGGAGAACGTTTTATGATACGCATCTTGAATGGATACCTGATTATACCATTCTTCTCTTTGAAGCACTTCAATAACCGACGTCTACTTTCTACATAAAACAGTATCTGTCTTCTTTTCTTCAACTCTTTTTCCTTTTCCAAATATCTTCTATTTAGCTCCCTTTTATAATATATTATACTTTGTAAAAATGTACACAATAGTCCTCTTATCTTTACATTCACTTCGGGAATTTCACAAGATATGTTTTGAAAAGATTTAATAAATCTTAATATTACATCTATCTTACTGTAACTACTGATTACTGTTGCCAGTTTAAAACTGTTCATTATCTCATGAACAGGATGCATTATGGTATACGTCATTTCATCTCCATGTTCATCCACATATGTATACGATGGACCTGCTGGAAATAAATCAGTTATTTCATTCTTCAAACACCGTCTGTTTGAATCTTGCCTTTTCACACTTAACTTATCCACAACCCCATGCAAATACAAATTATTCAATTGTTGCAACGTAAAGTACTGACTTAAATCACGTTTATTCAATAAATACGAATACGTATCCAAATAATACGAAATTTTGGATCCATGGTCCAAATACGCAAATACCTGGAACGTAAGTTCTTCCGGAATACGTTTAACAATCTCCATTTTATATAAAAATATATTTTATATATAAATTATCAATTTTATACATTTTATACAGTCAATTACATACCCGGAAATGTTACTCACAAAAAATATTAATAACAATTATATACAGATATAAGTATATAGTAATATGTATAAATAATGAATGATATTGATGAACTTAATGAGTATGGGTATACGAAGTTAACTACTCATGTAATAAATGGTGATTATGAAAATGTTAAAGCGCTCATTGAACAAGGTGCTAATTTAGATATTCTAAAACACAATAAATATGAGAGTGCATTGACGACAAGTATTATACATCAGTATACGAACATTTCTTTACTTCTAATTGAAAAGGGGGCGAATGTAAATATTCAGAACTATCATGGATTAACTCCGTTAATTATTGCTATCGGATATAAACAAGTGAAAGTTGCATTGGCTATTATTGATACAGAATCAGTTGATCTAAATATACAAGATAATGCTAATTATAGTGCATTAATATGGGCTGTGATTGAATCGTGGACAGATAAAGAAGATTGTATTTCTATTGTAACGGCTCTTATTAATAAAAATGTTGACATTGAATTAAAAGATAAATATGGATTAACGGCTTTAATGAATGCTGCACAAATTAATAATATTGAAATCGTCAAACTCCTTATTGATAATGGTGCTAATATTAATACGCAAGATTATAGAAATGGAACTGCACTTACCCGTGCTATATCCAATAATTGTATAGACATTGCTGAACACCTTATCAATAGTGGTGCTAATTTAGATAATAAAAATAGTGAAGGTTGCACTGCATTAATATGGTCTGCGAAATGTGGGGAAGATCGTATTGTAAAACTACTTATTGAAAAAGGGGCTAAAGTAGACACACAAGATAATGAAGGTAATACTGCTTTAATGTATGCTGTTCTGAAAAGTAATTATAATTCTATTAAATATATTATTGATGCAAATGCAGACTTAAATATAAAAAATATGTATAATAATACTGCACTCACTGATGCTGTTTATAATAATAATATTGTAACTACTACAATGATTATTGATGCAGTTATGGGAACATTGCCGGAATTTACTGATTATAGTTTAGATTATCATGCAATCAATACATTTTCTAATAAAAGTGATGTTTTTAATGTATTAACGAGCATTCCATTTAATACAAGACCTTCTATAGTGTCACAATTAAAAAAAGTATTAACTCATGTATACAGACAACTTATGTTCCACGAACTGAATAGAATTAATTTATTGTCTGTTGATGTTATAAATAAAATAGTATATTTTCTTAATGAATAATTTATTTTATTAATTCTGCATACCTGCTTAACTGTATAGACAATAATTCATTAATGCCTGATTTGTATCTATATGGTATGTTATAATCACGGTACATATGTAGTAGTATATCAATAGTATCTTGTAATGATATAATAGAATCAATTCTGCTATTTAATATTTGTTTTAGTTCATGAGACATAGAAGTATAGGCTCCGCATCTATTAGTACTTGTTTTTTTCAACCAACCTACTGCACATCCCGTCTCTTTAAAATAATTCAATTCAACCTTTATACGCATATTTTTTGGTTTATTTTTCTTTTTTTCTTTTTTTATGTATTCATTCTGTTCATATGTATACCCCATATTATCACAATAAAACGATTTTATCACACCCTTTACGTCACACGGTAAATCAATATTATTAATCACTGCAGTCATTCTATAAATTTTATTATATTACAAATATAATAAAATACCTTCAATTTTAAGCAATTTCAGCATTTAATTGTTTACGTAATTGCATTAGCGCGGTATCCACATTTGGATCATCCCGTCTTTTAAACTCTACTAACTTCGCATCTTTTGTTTCCAGTAATACCCTTTTTAGATCTAAATTTTGACTAAACTTTGCCTTCAATCCATTCATTCTTTCTTCTTCATATTTCGGCTCTATTCCCATTTCAAAAAAGGTTGGATCTATTTTTTTCTCATTCTTTTCATAATAACTCTTCGCTTTCTGTACACTCTGATTTATATCATTGTCTCCACTTAACGAAAAACTTTTATAAATGTCCGGATACCCATTCTTAAATTGTGACGCCAAATAATAATGTCTTACCGTATGAAACCGTAGATTATCTTTCGTTGTAAATGGCACCTCGTACGTATCATCTAACATTCTTCTCCAATTCTTTACCGAATTTAAATACGCAAAACTGTTTTCACCCACTTCTCTTCCAGCTTCCAACATCTCTCCCGATCCTTTCCCTGCCTGCGGATTCGGATTTGACTTTGAATGAAACATAAACGTAGTTTTGTTTGAATACAAATCCCTTACATCAAAATCCTCTTTTTCTTTCTCCCCTACGTTCACGTGTAATCCTACCTTTCTTTTCAAATTTCGGAAATCCCCTATTAAATAATAAGGACCCGCATTCTTTTCCAAACACTTATTCAATACCAACATTTTTATTGTATACGGAATTTCTTGAAATCTAAGGATCTTCTTGGTTTTATATGTTATCAACTTGTAATGCCTTCCTGTGTAACACGCAATTATATAATAATCCGGTTTAAAACTCTTTATCTCCTCTTCATTGTCATTTAATTGCCCACACTGCATTATCGCATCATGATCATCGTTCTCATAAGACTCCTCTGATAATATTATCATTTTCATATTTAATTTTTTTTCTAAAGTCGCAATTGACCAAGAATCGCCCCAAAAACGATTGGACAATATCAATTCACAAAATTCTTCAAAACTATTCACTCCCTCCATAAAATCAAATTCTTTCTTTAACTTTAATGCACTATTCCTTTCCTTTCTCATCTTTTTCCTATCTTTCTCCAACTCTTTTATCTCGCTATATAACTCTTTTCCTACATCATACGGAGCCGTCTCCATTTCTTTCTTTCTCTTTTGAAGTGTCTTTTCATTCTCCTTTAATCGCATCTGCACCAACTTCAATTCGCTATCTACCATTAAAAATAAATTTTTATAACTATCATAATACTCTTCTTTCGCTTCATTGTATAATATTCTTCGTAATTTATCTACACTTGTCTTTTTACCAACATCTCTAAAAGCATCCCGAATGACTGCAAATAAACAATCTCCTCCACCTTCATTATCTACTATACCAAAATGATTGTTTTTCGTAAATTCCTCTATCCAACTATTTTTATCGCTTGACTTGTAATTCTTTTTTTCATTATCCACATCCCGTTCTGTTTCTTCTTGTAACAATGCTTTATTTGTGGATTCTATACTTTCAAATGTATCATCCTCTTTTACAACCTCTTCTTTCTCCTCGTCTTTCTTAGAAGACACTAACTCATTCTTATTTATTTTAAAAATATCATCGTCATCGTCATCCAACATGGTATAATCCTCACCATCCATTTCATATTCCTCATCTTGTATAGACACACTTGAACCACTATCAAAAAACAACACATTCCCTTTTCCCATATCGCTTTCTTCCAAATACATATTAAAATCTTCTTTCTTCAATTCAAATACACCCACCTTCTCAAAAGGCATTTCATCCTGTATGGAATAAATGTAAAAGTATACGATTTCATTCTCTTCGTCCAATTTCTCTTTTCCTAATAAATACTCGTTCTTTTCAAATACATACACGTTCACTTCATCATCTAAATCATTTGTGTCTACTTTTTTTATTTCATCATATATCTTTGTACTGATAAATTTTGAATTTACCATTTATCTATAATATACCTAGAATAAATATTATTTTTTTACTTATTTTTAATTATAAATATTATTTTTTTAATAACTCCAATAAATCCATTGATTTAAATTTCATTCTACTTGAAAAACCTTTATATTCATTTGTCTGTACTTTTGAATACTTTTCCAAATTTTTTAGGATCATATACTTGGAAACACTCTTTAATATAGTCTGTTTACATACTTCTACAAAAACACATACGTTTTCCAATAATTCTTCATTTATATTTAATTTTTCTCTATTATCTATTTCAGACTCTATTTTATTAAAAATATTTTTTATAATATCATATACTTCATCAAATGAATACAAATCATCTTTTGTACCATTACACAAAAAAGACAACAAATTTTTTCTTTCATCGTTTGTTTTATTTGTCAAACAAAACTTATCATAATCATCTTCCGGATCAATATATTCTATATTTTCCAATAAATCATTGTAAATATTTTTAAAGTTCTCCAAAAAATCATCTTGTAATGCCCCTTCTTCCAATAACCAATTGATTAGATTTACATACAAATCTATATAAAAACCATTATTTAATATTACAATTAAAAATAATTCATTTACCTTTACATTTAAATCTTCTACCAACTCCTCCACATACGTCTTTATTTTTAACTTTTGTACTTCATAATTTTTTGATGATAATCTATTCAATAAACCACGCAACATATCAATGTTCTCCTCTTTCTTTTCAAATACCGTGACTTTAAATACTTCTTTCTTTACCCACCGACCATCATGACCGGCTCTTTCCTTTTTATAATTCTTTACTTTCCCATTTATATTTTCTACACCTAATAACGTAAATAAATTCTTTATTCTTTCCAAAACATTTTCTTCCAGTTCAAATTCTGTTAAATTTTCTTTGATATTTTTAATATTATTCAAATCGTAACTGATCATTTGATATATGTAAATATATATAAATTCTAAATTGCTTTTATATATTATATTTAATCAACACATATAAAAGATTCCTCTTTATATTAGTAGAATGGATAAAGTAGAAATTAAAAATTGGGATGATTTAAATCTCAAAAATGAGTTATTACGTGGTATTTATGGGTATGGTTTTGAAAAACCCAGTGAAATTCAAAAAAAAGCTATTTACCCCATTATTAATAAACAAGATGTTATTGCACAAGCTCAGTCTGGTACTGGAAAAACAGGTACATTCTCTATTGCTTCATTGCAGGTGGTTGATACAAAAAGCACAACCAGTCAAGTCATTATTATTACTTCCACTCGTGAATTGGCAATTCAAACCCACAATGTCTTATCACAGATTGGACTATATATTGAAAACTTGATTACTAAGTTATTGATTGGTGGAACCAGTGTAAATATCGACATTCAAGAATTGTCTGAAAACAAGCCGCATATTATTGTAGGTACACCGGGTCGTATTTTTGATATGATTAAAAGAAGAAAACTTGATTTAAGTATGATTAAATTATTTATTTTAGACGAAGCAGATGAAATGTTGTCATCTTGTTTCAAAGAACAAATACAAACCATAAACACATTTTTTAATCAGGATGTACAAACGGCTATTTTCAGTGCGACTATGCCCAGAGATGTCATAGATATCACAAACAATTTCATGAAATCTCCTGTCCATTTAACGATGAAGTCGCATGAACTTACATTGGATGGCATTGAACAGTTTTTCATAGCGGCAAGAGATGATCAAAACAAATACGAATTATTAAAAGATTTCTTTAATAAACTGCCTTCTTCCCAGTCTATTATTTTTGTAAATGGTATTCAGAGGGTGAACGATTTATGTGATAGTATGGAAAAGGATGGATTCTCAGTAAATAAAATGCATAGTTCATTGGAAAAAACGGAAAGGACAACAGTATTGAATGAATTTAAAAAAAACGCTTTTCATATTTTAATTTCTTCAGATTTAACGGCACGCGGTATTGATATTCAACAAATCAGTATGGTTGTTAATTTTGATATACCAAACAATGTTCATACATATTTGCATCGTATTGGAAGAAGTGGCCGATGGGGTAGAAAAGGATCTGCCATTAATTTTATTTGTCAAAACGATGTTTATATGATGAAAAAAATAGAAAATCACTATAAAATTAATATTCTTGAATTTAAAATTTAATATTACGTTTAAAACAAGTTTAAATATTATATTTATACATTAATATGAATATAATAGAAAAAATTCAAAATGTTTTTTCTTTAGATAACAAAGCGGATACACCTGAACAATCGTTTCACGTATCCAATCCAGAACACGAAAATTCAAACGATGCAATGGATTTAGAAATAGATGTTAAAAGTGATTTTATGTTACCCATTGATTATTTAGATGAAAAAAAAATCAAACCACTTTTAACAAACGTCTCCACTGATTTAGAATTGACACAATCTATTGAAGACGAAAGCAAAGACATGTACACTCATTTGTTAAATCCACAAGATATTTTTTCTAAACAAATCATTGAAAAATGGAGTAAATCATTTACAAATGACATTGATTTTTTGCAAGACACTCAATCCATTATTCAGAATATAAACAATCCCATACCCGAAAAAGAGTTCAATAAATTATGTATTTTGCGAATATGGAAAAACACAAAATTAAATGAAGATTTCGTAGACAAGTACAATTACATGAGCTGGGATGTTTTAAAGTTTTTGAACAACGACCCTTGGTTTCTTCAGCTCTTATTTTGCGTTCACATGATTTCTCCTGTAGTTCAGTTTTGTTTACCCCTTTTCTTTCTTATTTTTCCATTTATTATATTAAAGTTCTCTGGAATACCAATTACAGTGTCACAATATATATTAACATTAAAAATCATTTACCAACAAACTTCTTTCGGTCAATTAGTATTTAATTTTAAAAATATTGGCTGGGATAAAGTTGCATATATATTATTTACTATTGGTATGTATTTCTTTCAAATCTACACGAATATTAACTTATGCAAACGATTTTACAAAAACATTATGCTTATGAACGAAGATTTACATGATTTGAAAAAATACGTTCAATATAATATTCAAAATATAGAAAATTATTTGGCACATGCCAGTGGTAGAGAAACATACAAGAAATTCAACGCAGATTTATACAATCATTTACAGGTTCTCTATTTAATTAAAAAAGAGGTGGATCCTGTCTCTCCATTTCAAGTGACTTTCCATAAACTCACCAACATTGGGTCTTTATTAAAAGTATATTATATTATTTATTCTAATACTGAATATGAGAACACAATCGCATATACAATGAATTTTGATGGTTATATCAACAGTTTATATCAGTTACAACTTTCCATTAAAAATGGCATTTTGCATTTTGCTGATTTTAACGATGATAGTGATTCTAAAACGTGTAAAATCAAAGATCTTTATTACCCTGCCATATCTCACACAGAACCCATAAAGAACGATTTATCTTTAAATAAAAACATGATTATTTCTGCACCAAACAAAGCCGGAAAAACCACATTTATAAAAGCTACACTACTAAACATCATTTTCAGCCAACAATTCGGGTGTGGATTTTACGAATCTGCTGAAATCTCTCCATACAGTCATATCCATTCTTATTTGAACATTCCGGATACATCTGGAAGAGATAGTTTGTTTCAAGCCGAATCACGAAGATGTAAAGAAATTATCAATGTTATCAATGACAATCCAGAAGATAAACATTTTTGTATTTTTGATGAACTCTATTCTGGTACAAATCCTGAAGAGGCTGTTCAAGCCGGCAAAGCATTTATTAAATATTTAAATACATTTGAAAATGTTGATTTTATTTTAACAACGCATTACAAAAAGATATGTCAAACCTTTAAAAAATCCAAACACATTACCAATTGTAAAATGGTTGTTAACATAGAAAATAACGGATCTTTTGATTATACTTATAAAATCGCAAAAGGTATTTCTAATATTAAAGGTGGAATACAAGTTCTCAAGGATATGGACTACCCAGACGAAATATTAAGCCACATTAAATAAACGTCTACCTGATTACGACCCTTTACAATTGGACCGATGTAGGGTTCATTTTCTCTGGCTCATTGAAAGTCTGGATGGTACAGTGAATCCTACAAAGTTTCATGCGTTAGAGCAAACTGATTTCTTAAAACACCGTTTATTAATTGAAAAAAATTTTATATTCAAATGGTCAACACTATCACTAACTTCTTCTCTATTAGTATACCCACTCGCATAAAATATTCCATTCATTGTATATTTAATATGAGAGTAATTATATTTATCCAAATATGCCCATATTGTATGGAAAGCATCTATATCAGTGATAATAGACTGATATGGTAGATCTTCTTGACATAATATTATATCTTCATGTGTATTACATAAACGGGTTACTTGGTTTACGCGTATCACTATATATTTATATTATCCATTTGCAAAATGAAAACATTTCAATTATTAAAACATAAATAAAATATTTGTATTATGAATATGAACATAATACAAACATGGAAAACACATGAAATACCACTACAATATAGTAAGTTTTTTGAAAAGATTCGTATACATGGTAAGAACTGGAACTTTTTATTTTTTACGGATGAAGATATTATTCAATTTGTGAAAACGAAATTTCCGGAATATTTAGACACATTTAAAAATCTTAAACACAAAATACAACAAATTGATTTTTTCAGGTATTTGGCGGTGTATTATTATGGTGGATTATATTTGGATTTAGATATGTTAATAGAACAAAACCTGGATTCGCTGATGGATGATCCAGAAATGTGTAAGTTCCCCATTGAGATTGAAAATGTCAGTGATACTTATCTTTTAAAACAAAAGTTCTCTAAATTAATAGGAAATTACGCATTTTATTCTCCTGCCAAACATCCATTTTTAAAAGAGATAATAGAGAACATTGTCAATCCAAGACTAAAAGATGCTGATATTGAGGAAGTTATTTCTACAAATGGTGATTCTAAGGAGCACGTATATGTATATTGTACAACTGGTCCAATTCTGGTTACACAAACCTATATTGATTTAAAAGAAAAGGATAAAATATCATTATTGAAACCTACACCCTTTATTAATGAACGGTTTGGGACGTATGGTATTCACGGTTGTTACGGAAGTTGGAAATAATCACGCTTTTTTACGAAAAATAATTATATGTTCTCTGGTATCTCTATGATTTGTTGCATGCACATTTTTATTTTCCATCCCCATTGTTTCTATATGTATAAAATACTTTTTGGTGATTTTATTCATATCTGCTTTTAGATCTATAAAGGTATTGCTGTTGTATGAACCGTATCCTGAAAGGATATAACACATTTTTCCACCATCTTGGAGAACCTCTGCACATAATTCTACTGTTTTCTCCCAATAATTGGTCAGCCAAGATATATAAGAACTATAATTAAGTGTGCTTTGATTCTCACTATCATATAATTCTAAACGATAATAAGGAGGACTAAAGAAAACTAAATCAAAATGTTGTCTATATTTACTTATAAATCGTTTATTTTTTAACAGGTTCTCCGAAGGAATACAATAAATGTCGCATTCTTTTTCGTAACTCTTTCCAATTGCTTTTGTTTTTGTACAAACATCTGGAATAACATCCGTTCCTACGTACTCAATTACGTTTGGACATTGAAAAAAACCATGCAAGTAAGAAGACCATCCTAAAGTGGGTGAAAATACGCGGGTCCCTTTTAATACAGACATGTTAAGTGAATAGATAAAATATGGATTTAGAATGGAGGCCCTAAAGTAGAGACTGGAGAACACACTACCTAAACGGCCATTTTTTATATAAAACAACGAACTTGGCGTTAACATTTTGTAATCTATTCTATTTTTTCTATAAAAATCATCAATAACTGTTAAAAAAGAAGGCAGGTTCTCTAAACCTGATTTTGTTTTCTTCAAGATATGTTGAAAATGTAAATTACGAATTATATTTTTATATTGAACCTTACTATTGTTGTTTAATTCTTTCTTTTTCATGGGCTTTTCATTCTCATGAATACAGATATTAGATTTATCCACTTTTAAAGATGTATTATAGAACCTTGTTAAATAGAATCTCCTGTTTTGAATCGCGTGAAACAGAAAAGCAATGTCGTTTTTTGAAATATTGTTAGATTTCATATAATCCTGCAGTGGAATAACAGAATGATTAGTTACTACTTGGGCAGATTTCACAAAATCACTCATATTCTGATTGTCAGCTGCTGATTTATTATATTTTCTAAGGAATTGAGATTCAGAAATAAAATCCATGCTTGTTAATAGAGTGTATAATATATACAAATAAAATAATATGCTTTAAATTACTATTTTATAAACATTGTATTTTTTTTCGAAAAAAAGTCAGGTCGAAAAAAAAAAAAGGACAAAAAAAAATTGTCCTTTTTTTAAAAATGAAAAAAAGTTTTCGAAATAAAAAATCACATTCTGTGTTTTTTGCCTGGTGGTGCTATGAAGGTGACCAATTTTCGTTCCAAATTTCGCTGCAACCTTTTTTTAATATTTTCTGAAAAAACAATTTAGGAACTTTTTTCGTTAGGAACTATATACTAAAATCCTAATGAAAAAAGTTCCAAAAAAGTTCCAAGAATTTTATTGTAAATGTTGCAACTATACTACGAGCAGGTATAGTCAATATTCCCGTCATCTTTTGACTGCAAAACATAAAATCCTAACAAATCCTAATGAAAAAAGTTCCGCAGGGTTTCAGCAGTTCACATGTGAATGTGGAAAATCATATAAGCACTATTCAAGTTTATGTGCTCATAGAAAAAAATGTAATTTTATTGACAATTATGACGATGAAACCATACATGGGCCTATTGTGGAACGAAGTCCGAATGAGAATGAACTCATTATGGAGTTAATCAAACAGAATCAAGATTTTAAGTCTTTGCTCGTAGAACAGCAAAAAGAGAATCAATCTTTACAAAAACAGTTGTTGGAAGCAGTAAAAGATGGTAGTCAGACTATTAATAATACAACAAATAATAATCAAAAATTTAATTTGAATTTTTTCTTAAACACTACTTGTAAGGATGCAATGAACATGTCTGAGTTTATTGAGAACATTAGTACAGAATTTAAGGATATAGAGAACATTGGAAAAAATGGTTATGTAAATGGCATGACAGACATGATTTTGTCAAGGATCCGTGATTTGGATGTTACCAAGCGTCCGTTGCATTGTGTAGATCTAAAACGTGAAACGATGTATATAAAAGATAACGATGAATGGAGTAAAGATACACCGGATAATCAACGACTAAAAAACATGATAACTATTGTTGCGCAGCAGAATTATGGTATTGTTCCATTATGGAGGGAAAAATATCCAGAGTGTCAAGACTGGAACAATCCAAAATATGATTTTTGTATTAGTATGATGCGTAACATTTTGGGAGATATTGAAGAAAAACAAATACGTATGGATAACAAAATCATTAAAAATCTATCACGTCATATTTTAGTGGAAAAAAATCTATAAGATCTAATCCAGGCATATATTATTAAATCAGAATTAATAATATATATTTTTATGTTACGTTATAATATTGTTCTTATGCATCCGAAGATTCAACCATTTCATCTTGTTGTTGGCGTCTACCTCTGGTGCCTGTCTTTGGACGACTTACACTCTGTTGTTGACTGCGAATTTCACACATCAACTTACCGCCCTTAATACCAGTGATATCAGTTGCTTGGAACTCATGCTCGCCAGTAGTAGGCTTAATCAATCCAAATTCAACATACTCTCCTTGTACCAAAAATTTATACTGAGAATTGCTAACTTGAACTGCTGAATAGTGCGCAAAAATATCTTTTCCGGATTGTTCGCCATCATTAACCGTAATGAAACCATAACCCGTTCTGTTGTTAAACCATTTTACTTGACCTGTTGTCTTATCTGAAGTGGAACTCATATTACACTTATACCATAATAATAGTGATGTATTTATATTGTTTCCCTTATTAATATAAAAATAAAGCTAGAAGATCAATGTAGTCTGGTTCTTCAAAAAAATCATAGTTATATACCTTTTGTAAATAAGTGCCGAAATTATTATCTATCTGAAATGCTGATTTTTTTAAAGATTCAAATGATTTCATATCCATAATATCTTTATTCTTAGGATGATCAATGTATATTTCATTTATTGTTGTATCATAAGTGTTATTCATGTTTTCCCAAGGTAATTCACCAAGAGATAAGAACATATATATATATCCAATAGATAATAGATCATCACGGGGTGAATAATTATTACCTTGATGAATAAAATGACTGCAATAATTTGTACTTCCTATAATACAATCTTTACGATTATTTTTTATTTTATTTTTATTTTCATCAACATAAAATGTAGATATACCAAAATCAATTAATACTATATGATTGTTAGAAATCATAAAATGGTGTGGTTTAATATCACGATGAACCACATATAATTTATGAATTTCTTGAATAGTATACAACATTTTAGTCATAATGTGATCAATAAGACTTTTACATATATCTGTTTTTTTACATAATTCATATAAAGAACAATCATATTTGGGTAAAACCAAAACCAAATGATTATCTATATTTCCGTACCATTGAATATACGGTACTTCCCTGCATTTGTGATCATAAAGATATCTCAATATTTTTGCTTCGTTCTTTAACGTTAGATAATTTGAATTGCAAGACTCTACTTTAATAGCAACCTTCGCATAAGTGTTTACATTATAACCTTGATATACAGAGCCAAATTTACCGTTTCCAATTTTATCTTGAATTATGTAGTTTTTATGGTGTATATTAATAACATCACACATCTTAACATAGGAATAGAAATTTGTTTAATATATTTAAAAATATATTATTAGAAGATATATGGATATATATAATGACAATAATAATAATGATGTAAATGAGATATTTGAAGCGGCGCTAAAAGATCCAAGCTTGTTATCTAATATAAATATAGAAGATTTGATTGGTTCCATAGAAGACGATAAAAACAATTATTTGGAAAACAAAACCACTAAAATGATAAATGAAGAAATATTTAATGTAATCAAAAAACTGGATATACCAATTGAACAAAAGAAAACATATTGTGATAAATTAATCGGATACCGCTATGTGTATGAATTACATGAATTGCATAAAGGAAAACATGTAAGATGGATACGTGAATCAAACAACAATCTTACAAATGGAGGCATTATTGTTGATATTAAGTTTGGAAGCAATGGTACATTGGTACTATGTATGAATAATCAAAAAAAATTTATACAATACAAATTTAATGAATGCCACACCTTTCAAAAAATGAACGAAACCGAACAGTTGATTGTTATGGCATATGAATATTCACAAAAAATAAATTAATGTTTATTTTTATTTTTACGTGTGAAATTACGAGTGATTTTTTTTTTTTTTTTACTTTTTTCATTTTTATTTATAATAAAAAAATAGTCTTTTACGTAATACATTATTTTTTTGGAAATATTGTTTTGCATATCCTCAAACGCATTGTTACGAGCAGAGTATAAACTATACACTTTAGAATGTATGCATTTTGCCAAAAAAATATCATTTATTTTGTTAATATTGCATTTCATACAATCTTTAAATTTAAATGCAAACAAACGATCCACAATTTGTTTACTGGATAAACCATGCGTATACGGTTTTGGTTGAATATAATAAATTTGTTCTTTTTTCATTTCATCAAAGTTAAAATCATCTATAAAACAAACACTGGTATTTTTCGGTAACAAAGTACACCGAATAAAATCCTTAAAAGACTTTTCATGACTTGTTCGTCCTATTTGTATAATTTGATCATTAATTTTGAAAGCATATATGATTTGATCAAAAAGGGCTTCATTATTATTTGTAATTTTCTTTGTAAAATATGCAACTATACGTTCAACAAATTCACCCCGACTTTGATTGTTTGTATACAAATATAGTTTATCCAAATTTCTCTTCTTTTTTTGTTTATAAATAAATCTCAATATTTTTATAATATTATTTCTTAGAAACTCGGGATACATGTCTAACAACTCGTCAAAATGAACACAATCATTTTTTTGTAGAACATTTTCAATTGTATTATATAACAAGTTTAATTCAATAAATGACCCCAATGTTTCATCTAAATCAAATACCATTACCTTCTTATTTTTTCTCAACTTATTGTTATCATAATTTTTCCCTTTATAAACTTCAATGCAGTCGTCATTTATGAGTGTAAACTTGTTATTCATACAATACGCACATATATTAATAAAGAAAAAATACACCTTATACGTGATATTCTTCTGTGTTATTCCTCTTATTCGGCTGGCAAATAATGTTAATGCCACATATACATTAAAATAGATGTCACAAAACTTCTTCTTGTTGTCATCAAAACAAACATTTTTTCTTTTTTTATATAATGTCTTATATACATTTTTTTTATAAGTGTATTTTTTTCAAATAAATAGTCCATATAATATTTAGTACTAAGTAATTCTGTAATTACATCATTTATTTCATTTGTAAATACAGTAGAAGTCATATTTATGTGGGAATTATTTTCAAGCCAATCTAAAAATATATGACATTGTTGTGGTACTATAAAAGTTATAAAAATATGATGTTTTAAGTCACACGGTAGATTGCTTATATTTTTATCAAGTGTATTCATATTAAGCTATGAAGTATGTATTGTGGTTTGAAATAGGAACGATACATTATTTTGATCAATTTTTAAATTTAAATACCGGTAGAACCAAAGCCGCCTTTTCCTCTTTCTGTTGTAGATAATTCACTTTCATCCACCAATATAACATATATTGGTTTGAGTTTTGGATCACATATTTGTACAATTCTGGACTTCGCTTGCAAAGTATACGCTTCCTCGCCAAAACAACGCAAGGCTACAATAAGATTCCCACGATACCCGGAATCAATAATACCCGTGTGATTAGCCAACATTAAAGGAGTTTTTGAGATACTTGATCTGGGGTATAAATAAAAAGCAGAACATACTGTATTGACATTCTCTTTATCAAATGTACACTGCACCAATTCAGCTTTTACTCCTAAATCAAGATAATGGCTTGACATCTTTGAATTATTGTTTTCAAAAACATAGTCTTCTGGAATAAATAAATCAAATCCGGAGTCCATAAATAGTTTATTTTTAAAATTGTTATTATGTTCATTTACTTTGGTTTTATACATATCAATCAGGTCACTGTTTGTAACAGCCAGTTTCAATATAGAGAAATCATCTTTGGTACTTTCACATTTATTTACCATACTTGAAATAAAAAGATCATAATCATTATATTTAAGTGGTGTAAAAAACATATCGCCAAGAATAAAATCAGACATATACAATGATAATACAAATCTCTTTATTAAGTTTATTATGACATATTCATTTGTTTGTATTCTTTCCATGTTAATTTTTTACCTTCATTCATTGATGTAGCTGGAGCGCCAGAGTCAGTTTCAGTATCTATATTGTCGCCTCTTTTTAAAGCACTATCCACGTATAATTCTTTTAATACTTTGCCAACCATAACGGAACCTTCGTGTTGATTAATTTTTCCGTCTTCAATCATTTTTAGTACAATTAATAATTTTGTCATAATTTCCAAATCCAATTCGTCTTTCATAAGTCTATTAAATATGTCTGTGTAACTGTTAAATAAAAAAGGACTTTCTAATTTAGCTTTATCAATATATTCAAGATAATCAGCTTCTTTTAGTAATCTATTTTGTTTTTTATATGTATCTAATTTTCGGATATTGTCCCGCAATAAAACACTATGTTTAAGTTCTCTAATTTGAGCAGTATTGTCTTCACATTCTGAATCATTTATCATTTTTTGAAGATTTAATCGTTCATTGTCTGACAAAGTTGACATTATAATTATTAAAAAAAGACAAGTGTTTATGTATTTTTTTAGTAAAGACATTTAGTAAATTTAACAAGTTTATTAAAAAGTTTTTATCTTAAGAATATGTATAATGAAAGTGAGTATTTTCAATATTTTAGTGATAATATTATTTATCCTTGTAATAGCGTCGGCTACAATGTTATCATGTTCAAATTTTGAACCACATTATCAAGATAGTATTTTCAAAAAACATTCTAAATTTGAAGGATTCAAAAGTGATCGTAAGTTGTTGGATTACTCAAGTAAAGAAAACAATGCTGCAATTGACACAAATAAGCAATATTTAATGACTAAACCTGAAGGAGGTTGCAAAAAGTTATTTGGATTTGAAGGTATTTACTGCACCCCAATGACAGAATCCAGCAAAATAGATACAATTGGTACAACAAAGGGAAGTATTGATTGTGTAGGAAAAAGCTCCGGGTTATCTAACTCAATGGGTGGATTATGTTTAGACGAGAGTCAAATTAAATTATTATCTACACGTGGAGGAAACAAAGGAGGTCTTGCCGATGATATTGGAAATTAAATAAATTATAATAATATATTATAATTTATAATGGACGACAATAGAATATATATATTTTACTCTATCTTTGGTGCATTGTTATTTGTATTACTGTATCATTTCAGTTTATATGAAAATACAATCTTTTGTGCATTAATACCTGCTTTGCCAATATTAGGATTGTTTGGTTTGTTTTTAATATATGAAAAAAAGAAGGATATAAAGCACTATTTACGTAGCTTAATAATCTTTTTTGTTTTATATGTGATTTTATTTTCAATAATGTACGGTATTTATGACTACACAAACAATATAGTATCTTCAGTATTGATTTCTTTATTTATCTGGTTAATATTAACCATTTATGTTATTTCAAAAGAATGAATTTTAACTGGACGACGAATTAAATAAATCATTGACTTGTTTCGAAACGCGGATGTATGTAGTACACTTTGCCATATTTTTCATTTTAGCTGCATTAATATAGGTACATGTACTTCGTAATCCACCCAAATAATCCTGAACAGTTTCATTTAGATCCCCTTTATAAGGAATTTTCAATACCCGACCTTCAGATGTTCTATATGTATTCATTTTACCATAATGCGTCTCTTGTGCCTTGTCAGAACTCATTCCATGAAACGTTTTATACTGTTTTCCATCAATTACCTTAATATCTCCTGGGTTTTGGTCATGACCAGCAAAACGACCACCCACCATAACAAAATCAGCACCTCCACCGAATGCTTTCGCCATATCTCCTGGACACGTTATTCCACCATCAGATATGATATGCCCTCCAACACCATGTGCTGCATCTGAACACTCTAATACTGCTGATAACTGTGGCATACCAACACCTGTTTTTAAACGAGTAGTACATGCACTTCCGGGACCAATACCCACTTTAACAATATCCACTTTACCATTTAATATAAGTTCTTCTACAATTTCTCTTGTAACAACATTACCAGAGACAATAATCTTATCCGGAAATTCTTTTCTAACCTCTTTGCAGAATTCAACCAATTTTGAAATATAACCATTTGCAATATCAATACAAATCCAATTACATTGAATAACTTGAAATATATCTTTCAATTTAGATATAGCATCATGATTAATACCCGTTGAAACCATAAATAAATTAGGATCCGGCGATTTTGCATTGAACTGTCTATAATCCTCTATTGAATAAAATTTATGAAGAGCAGTAATAATAGAAAATGTAGATAAACAATTATATACTTCAAATGTACCAGTAGAGTCCATATTTGCTGCAATAATAGGAACACCATTCCATATTTTTGGTGAATATTTAAATTTAAATTCTCTGGTTAAATCAACTTCACTTCTACTGTTTAATGTTGATCTTTTTGGACGGATTAATACATCATTGAAATCTAATTTATCTCCAGATTCTATTTTATTCATAATAAGTGTTTATAACTTGTATTTATACTATTATCTATTTATATTATATCACAATACTTGTATCAGAAACATAAGCGTTTAAAAAATCACACGGATCAAAATGTAAAAAAAGGGAAGTGTTATCCTTATGTGTAAAAACCGAAATAGTAATTTTAGTGTTTTTAATAAAGAAATCATTCATATTGTATACAGTATTAGAGTGATGTATTTTCCATTTGTCCTTTTTTAAAGGGTTTAACTTAAAATGTAAATAAGAATATATAAATTCAGAATGAAAAGTTAAAAAGCATTTTGAACAGTAGCAAATGTCCATACTTTTATCAATGTCAATATCTATATTATCGTATACCAAATGGTGATTACATTCTTCAAATAATACGCTACAAACATGGGTATATATATTTTTTGTATTTTTTGTTTTAGGATTATTTTCTATAATATTTTTAATTTTAATGCATTGTTCAAGTTCGTTCATTAAAAAATATATATTTTTATTTTTAAATCTTTACATTATAAATATCTTTGTACAGATTAAATGTACATGGAAAGTAGACTTTGATTGATTCCTTCGTCGGATTTAATGAAAATATCAACATGTTGTTTTGTAACCGTAAATGGGAATGTGACTTCAATGTTCATTTCTTTTTTAAACATATCAGAATCTTTATCTATAAGACGAAATAGATTTAATTTTGTATGGACAATTTCAAGACATCTTTTGAGATTTCTAACACCTTGTTCTTTTTGTGTAAGATGAGGCGTGGAAACAATATATTGAATGGTTTCATCGGGGATAATAACATCTTTTTCTGTAAAGTTGACTTGTTCTCTAATTTTTGGTAAAAGATGATCTCGGGCAATAATGATCTTTTCTTTATTATCATAACCTTTTGTTTGAATACGATACATTCTATCTCTCAAAATGGGATTGACCTTTTCTTCATTGTTGTAACTGAAGATAAACAAACATTTACTGATATCAAAACTCACTTCTGAGAAATACTTGTCGTGAAATTCGCTGTTTTGTGTGGTGTCTGTTAAATGTGTCAAAATACCAATTATTTCTTCACCTTTGGGCGTTTCGCTTACTTTATCCAATTCATCAAAGTAAATAATAGGATTCATACATTTGCTGTCAATCAGAATTTGTACAATTTTTCCACACGTACTGCCTTCGTAAGTATAAGAATGACCCTCCAAAAAACTACTGTCTGCGTTACCGCCGAGAGCAATAAACGAGAATTCTCTTCCCAGGATTTTACTAATACCTTCCTTTACAAGAGTAGTTTTACCCGTTCCCATAGGTCCTTTAATTGCAATTGCAGTACCCATGGCGGATGGATTAGAGATCCACTGCCCCATCAATTGCATAATTTGCAATTTGGCATCATTGAGTCCATACGCACAATTATCAAGAGTATTTTTAGCTTTCGCCATAAAGTCATTAGATATTTTTATGCCATCATTCATGGTAATAGAGAGATTACGATAAATACCAAATGGAATACGCATAAACATGTCTACCCAAATTTTAATCTTATAATACTCTGGATCACCGGGTTCCATACTTCGTAGTACATTCAGTCTTTGCATTGCAACGGCTTTAAACTTATGAGGAATAATGGTGTCAAGTAGTGCTAAACGATACGGTTTGTCCACATTAATATGTTTATTGATTTCCTTGAGTTCTTTCATAACACGTAGTTGTTCTTTGTTGGAAAGTTTTTTCTTGAAATAGTCAACTTCATTTTTCCGTTTTTTATCCTTTGTAATCAGTTTATGATAATTTTTGGCGTTTTTATTTCTGGCTTTTTTAACAAGTTTCATAATGGATTTTTTACAATCATTAATGGCCTTTTTCAAGACTTTACTATTTGGTCTTTTTTCCAACTGGGCAATCAGTGTTTTCTTGGTTTTAACAAGATCCATATAGTCTTCTTCAGCGTCAGTCAATTCTACTTCAACTTCTTCTTCGTCTTGTTTCTTCTTTTTCTTCTTTTTATCTTTATTCTTTTTATCAAAAGCAGTCAATTCGGGTTCGGGAAGACTTTCAAATTTTTCTTTCATAAACATTTTTTCGTCGTCACTGTCACATTCGGCAGTATCTTCAATATATTCATCTTCTTCTTCGTCCCCTCCCAGCAATAAGATACTGTAGACTTGTTCGTCTTCTTCATCTTCTTCATCAACTTCAAATTCAGTTTCGGAACCAGAATCTTCGTCATCTTCGTCTGAGTCTTCTGATCCAATATCATATTCGGTTCCTTCATCCTCTTCAGATTCCTCATCTTCTTCATCTTCCGTTGCTTCCTCTTCATCTTCCGTTGCTTCCTCTTCATAACGTTGTTTTTTATTTTTTCTATTTTTCTTAGATTTATGATTATTTTGAACGGATTTTTTAGAAGATGATTTTTTCTTGGACTTTTCAAGTGCTTTTCGTTTTTTAGATAAATATTTAGATGGAAACATTTTTTGAATAATGTCTCTAGCTGTGTTTAGATCTTTTTGATTTATCTCCTCTTCATCTTCTTCCTCGTCTTCGTCACATTTTGTGTATTTTGTTTTTTTTTTATACTTTTTAGATTTAGGCGGTTTATAAGAGCTATCTTCAGAGTCATCGCTTATCTCTGAAAAAGACTCATAATCATATATTGAAGAATCGTCTTCTTCTTCGGGATCAAAACCAGACTTTCGTTTGGTTTTTTTATCACCTCTTTTTAGTTCTTTGTGAGTGATTTTTTTAGTCATTTGATATGCAAATTATTTAAACGTAAATGTATGTATAATTTTGAATCAATTTTATGTAAAAAATAAAATTGATATTATCATTTAAATATTTAAATAGTAATATATAGTATAATATAGTGATATGTCATATTTAATGAATGCTAATAAAAAAGATTCATCAAGAATTATTGGTGTCCAATTTAGTATGTTGTCTCCCGAGGAGATAAGAAAAAACTCTGTTGTGGAGATTTCTTCAAGGGATACATATATTAATAATAAACCTGTTGTTGGTGGATTGTTTGATCCGCGTATGGGTGTATTGGAACCAGGTATTATTTGTCCAACAGATGGTTACACATATATAGACACTCCTGGTTATTTCGGACATATAGAATTGGCTCGTCCGGTATTCTTTATTCAGCACATGAAAGAGATTATAAAAATAACAAAAAACGTTTGTTTTAAATGTAGCAAATTATTAATTAATAAAAACCAGCATAAACATATTTTAGACTACACTCCTGATAAGAGATGGCATTATGTGACAAATTTAAGAGGTAATATTACACGCTGTGGTGAACATTCAGACGATGGTTGTGGTTGTATTCAACCGAAAATTAAATTGGAAGGTTTTTCAACAATTAAAGCAACGTTTGAATATCAGGATAGTGAAACGGGGGAAAAGTCATTACAAGAGACAGAATTGACGCCTGAATTTATTTTGAAGCAATTTAAAAGAATATCTGATGAAGATATAATATTTATGGGATTCAGTCCGGTATGGTCAAGACCCGAATGGATGGTATGTCAAGTCTTGCCGGTGGCGCCACCTTCAGTGAGACCTTCGGTAAAACACGATGCTCAACAACGTAGTGAAGATGATTTAACGCATATTTACAGTAGTATTATAAAGAATAATAGTGATTTGATGGACAAGATTGGAAATAATGCGTCTCCGCATGTAATAAAACAGTTGGTGGATACCTTACAGTATTTGATTGCAATGATTGCGAATAATAAAGTGAAGGGTGCGGAGCCGATGGCACAGCGTTCGGGTCGTACAATGAATTGTATTATGAGTCGTTTGAACAGTAAAAACGGAAGAATTCGTGGTAATTTGATGGGAAAACGTGTTGATTTTAGTGCAAGATCTGTGATTACGGGAGACCCAAATTTGTCAATCCGAGATTTGGGAGTGCCTATGAAGATTGCTATGAACATTACAAAGCCTGTAAAGGTAAATAATAAAAACCGTGATTTCTTGATGAAATTGGTTCAAAACGGTCAAGATAAGTATCCGGGGGCTAAGATTTTGGAAAGAAAGAATGGTGAAAGTATTACGTTGCGATATGTGGATCGTAATTCAATTAGATTGCATAATGGTGATATTGTTCATAGACATATGATGAATGGAGATGCGGTATTGTTTAACAGACAACCAAGTTTGCATAGAATGAGTATGATGTGTCACATAGTAAAAATCATGAAGAAAGGTGATACATTTCGTATGAATGTTGCAGATACGAAGCCTTATAATGCGGATTTTGATGGAGATGAGATGAATATGCACATGCCTCAAAACGTATTGGCAGAGACTGAATTGAAACATTTGGCGGCGATTCCGTATCAGATGATTAGTCCTGCGGGTAATTCTCCAATCATTGGTATTTATCAAGATTCATTATTGGGTTCTTATAGATTTACAAGATCAAATTTGAATTTTACTCCTCGTGAAGCGATGAATTTGTTGATGACATTTAAGAATGTGGATCCTACAAAGATAAATGGTAAAAGTCAGATAAAAAACTTTGATATTTTGGCTCAGATAATGCCTTCAATTACGTTAAAATACAAAACCAATTTATATGATGAAGATGAGGATTATAATATTTCAAACAATGTATTGGAGATATTGAATGGTAATTATGAAAGAGGTCAATTGGAAAAAAGTAGTTTGGGTTCTTCTACAAAAGGAATTATACACAGAATTTGCAATGATTTTGGAAATATGCAAGCGACGAAATTTATAGATGATTTGCAAAACATTATTACGGAATATATGAAAACAAGTTCATTTAGTGTTGGTATTAGTGACTTAATGGCTAATAAAAAAACACAGGATAGTATTATTCATGCAATTACAACTCAAAAGCAGGAAGTGCAGTCTATTATAGAGAAGGTGCATTTGGGTACATTTGAGAATGATACTTCATATTCAAATAATCATCATTTTGAAACAAATATAAATAAAGTGTTAAATAAGGCAACAGAACAAGCGGGTAAGATTGGAAGAAAATCATTAAGTAAAAACAATCGGTTTTTGATGATAGTGAATTCTGGTTCAAAGGGTAATTTAATTAATATTTCTCAGATGATTTCGTGTTTGGGTCAAACGAATGTGGATGGTAAACGTATTCCATATGGTTTTGAGAGTCGTACATTGCCACATTTTTGCAAGTATGATGATAGTCCATCGGCAAGAGGATTTATTGAAAATTCTTATATTGCAGGATTGACAGCTCCCGAGTTGTTTTTCCATGCAATGGGTGGTCGTGTAGGATTGATTGATACGGCGGTAAAGACGTCTCAGACGGGATATATTCAAAGACGGTTGATTAAGGGTCTTGAAGATATTAAGGTGGAGTACGATATGACGATTCGTAACAACAAAGGTAAAATCATTCAGTTTCAGTATGGAGATGATAATTTTGATTCAACAAAAACGGAGAATCAATCATTGGGATTGATTGGGATGAGTATAGAGGATATTTACTTGCATTATGATATTCTTGGAAGTACAGAAATTGTAAATTTGTTTAAAAGTGGAGTGGCAACGAGATATAGAAAACAAAAGAAAGATTTGGAAGGAAAATGCAAATTATATATTGACAAAATGTTATTAGCAAGAGATACGATTATAAGCAATGTATTTAATTATGCAAACAGTAATGGTATTAAAATGCCGGTTTCATTTCAAAATACGATAACAAATATTCAAGGACAGTTGGGATTAAACAGTAATTCTTTGGTAGATATTACACCATTAGAGGTGTTTGAATTGGTTGAATCATATTTGAATAGATTAAATAACATGGCATATTCAAAACCGTCACAGTTGTTTGAAATTATGTTTTATTTCTATTTAACTCCGAAAGAGTTGATAACAAAGCGTAGATTTCACAGAAAAGGTGTGATTATGTTATTAGAAGCTATCATATTGAAATACAAACAAGCAATCGTTCATCCAGGTGAGATGGTGGGTGTAATTGCTGGACAATCAATTGGAGAACCTACCACACAATTAACATTGAATACTTTTCATCTTTCTGGTGTTGCTTCCAAGTCTAATGTTACGCGTGGTGTGCCAAGAATAGAAGAAATATTGAGATTGACTAAAAATCCGAAAAATCCATCTTTGACTGTACATTTGAGGGATTTTGAAGAGACAAATCAAGATAAAGCCAGTCAATATGCAAATATGTTGGAGCATACTAAATTGGTGGATGTAATAAAGAATGTAAAAATTTGTTTTGATCCTGACGAGTATAATAGTGTGATTGAAGACGACAACTTTTTGATAGATCAATATTATGAATTTGAAAAAATGATGGATGATAGTGTGGTGAACGAAGACAATGATTGTAATGAAATAATAAAATCAAAATGGATAATTAGAATGGAATTTGATCCAGAAACGTTATTGGAAAAGAATATAACGATGGATGATATACATTTTGCAATAAACAGCAGTCATGGAAATGATATTTCGTGTATGTATAGTGATTATAATTCAAGTAATTTGGTTTTTAGAATACGAATGAACAGTTCGTTATTATTGAAAAGTAAAAAGCAACGAGGTGTTGCGGAGACATTGGACCAATCAGATGAAATTTATATGTTGAAGAATTTCCAAGATACAATTTTGAACAACATTGTATTAAGAGGTATCTCTGGCATTAAAAACGTATTGCCGCGAAAGCTAACAAATTCAGTCAAAAAAATGGACAGTAAATTTGTTCAAAGTGATGTTTGGGTGTTGGACACGACCGGTACAAATTTATTGGATGTGTTGGCATTTGATTTTATTGATAATATGAGATCCTACAGTAATGATATAAGAGAAGTATTCAATGTGTTAGGGATTGAAGCAGCAAGACAAGTATTGTATAATGAAATTGTAGAAGTAATGGAATTTAGTGGTGTATATATTAATTATCATCATCTAAGTGTATTGTGTGATAGAATGACTTCAAATTATAATATGGTTGCAATTTTCCGTTCAGGCATTTTGAACGATAACATTGGCCCTATTTCTAAATCCACATTTGAGGTGCATACAGAAGTCTTATTGGACGCATCCAGACATGCCGATTTTGATCATATGAGAGGTGTATCTGCAAATGTAATGATGGGACAAACAGGTACTTACGGTACGGGTGCATTTGGTTTAGTATTGGATATAGATGCAATGAAAGATATTCAATCACAAGAAGCAGAAAGAACAGATATTGATATTGAAATAGAAGGAATGCTTGGAGATGTTGAAGATAAGACAGATGTGTGTGCTAAAAATAATATTCAAATAGAAAATAATTTGACAGCAGTAAAGAGAGATGATGTTGGAGATTTAGATGATGATTATGATATTGGTTTTTAAATTATACATAAAATGATATAAAAAACAAATAACAAGTATATTGTGTGAAAACACATTCTGGGTTTAGCTCAGTTGGTAGAGCGATTGACTGTAGTGGTTATAGGTATCAATATGTCGCCTGTTCGAATCAGGCAATCCAGATAAAAATAAGTTATAACCATAATTTATTTTTTAATGTATTTAAGATAATTTAATGTATTTAAGATAATATATGTTATAAATATATAGACATGTCAAAGAAATCAATTGGTAAAAGGAAAACAGCAAAAAAAACAAGTGGTAAAAAGAAATCCGGCGGAGGAAAGAATGACAAACAAACACGAAACACTTATAAGGCTCCGTCCAGGTCCAGACGCAATGACAATAGTTCACGTTCCAGTAGCAATGTAAACAGTTCACGTTCCAGTAGCAATGTCAACAGTTCACGTTCCAGGAGCAATGTCAACAGTTCACGTTCCAGGAGCAATGTTAATAGTTCACGTTACATCCCCCCCACTTTACCCTACTATAACGATGCTCATGTTAGTCGCAACACCGATGATAAACGTATAAATCGTATACAAAATCCATACAATCAACCAGTAAACAAAAAATTGTTGAAAGGTAATACTCAATTGCATTATGCGGTACAAAATAATAATATTGATGTAGTGCGAATAATTCTGAATGATCCTAACGTGAAAGTGAACATAACCAATGACAAAGGTAAAACTCCAATAGGTTATGCCACAAATCCAGATATTCAAAGTTTATTAATGGGTAAAGTCATTTTTGAAGACGATTATAATGGTACCCAAGCTGATAGAGATGGGTATTGGGTAAGGGATGCATATAGAAAACGTTACCTTGATATAATGTCTTACAGACAATTAAATCAGGATACGGTCCATGACGTTAAATCATTTTTATAATCCTTATGATTAACCGAGTTTAATTCTTACGATACATAAAAATAGATGATGATATGTTTATTGATATGTTATACAAATCAATAAATGATGATAAGATGTTTATATATAATTATTTTTTAATTTTAAGTTTTAATTTATAATTACCTAAATACTGCATCAAGGTTTGGAATTTTATATCTTTATCTTTAAATACTGCTGTATTGTCGTAAACAGATTGCATGTCTTTATCAATGGTGTATCCAGGAAATACTTTGGTAGTTGTTTTAATGGAACTGGTTTGAATAAAAATATATTTTTCATTTTGATAGTCTCCGCCACAAATGATATATTTTTCATTAATTTGCATTTGTTTAAAGGTGTCTTTGGAATATATCACAACCGGTAAATTCATGTGATTACAAAGAACCCATATATCAAAATGTGTTATCATATAATTTTCATTAATGATCATTGACTCAAACGAAAGTTGTTTTTTATTTATTTTCGCTATATACTCTTTCTTCAATTGTTTTGATAAAATACTATAAATAGCTCCATAAAATACTGTGTTTGTTAATAAATTATTATATGCTGTAACTAATAGTTTTTTAATAGAAGAAATATCTTCATTAATGTTTTTCGTTTGTTTTAATATATAAGATAATAAGAAATGACTGCATAATGGTGAGTTCTTTAAAACAATATTATTATTGTTATTTTCTTGAATACATTCGGTTTCCAGATTTTCATAATTTAAAAAGATTTCTTTGGTTATTTGTTGGTCTAAATTAATGAAATTATTTTTCTTTTGTTTTTTGTTGGGAACAGCAAATTCGTATGGTATATTTTCTATATATTTGTTGTTATTTCCGCTGTATATATTTTTAAAGAATTCATCGTTGATATTTGTGTTAAGGAGTAACATTTCGTTATCGTGAATGGAGTAATCAATATTGGTAAGTTTCATATAGTAGGAATTAAACAAATAACTGCGGATTCGTGTATTGCGAATGATTTCATCGGCCAATCTGTAAAAGTAAATATACTCGTTGTTTTCGCCGGTTATTAAATTGTTTTCAGGAATACACAATTGGTTTTCGCTATGTAGACAGAGACCATGTTCATTGTGTGGATCCATGTTATTTTTTTTGTGTAAAAAATTCAACGTTTCTTGTTCAAATTCAACAAAACGCACATTGTTCTCTAATATTTGTTTAAGAAGGTCATGTACTTTTTCTAATTTTATTTCATATACGAAGGATTGCGACGTTGCTAATTTTTGTAGATTCAAGGATTCTTCTTTATTCATTAAATTGAGTATTTCATCTTTGAGTGTATGTCTGAATTGTAAATAGAACTTGGTTTCCAGTTTGATATTTTGTATGGTTTTATTTCTTATTTGATCAATAGTATTGGAAGTGGTAACGGCTTTTTCTGCGTCATAATAGTTAGCATAACCTTTGGATTGAACAGTTTTTAATCCGTCTTCAGATAAATTTTGTTGGGGATCGGATATTTCTACAAACTGGTTTGTTTCTGTTATGAACCCGACAATGAGTCCATCTTCTTCTAATTTTACCAATGGCTTGGAAAGGACTTTTTGGTTTGTTTTTAGACTAATACTGTTTAATAATTCAAAAGTTGTAGAATAGTCTAACCATTCTACGTCGTCTAAATAAACAATAGGTATATCTTCTAATTTTGCCGAAGGTTTACATGGTAAATAAACAATATTTCCTTCTGTAATATCGGATACCATGAATGCAATTATTTTGCCACGATAATTGATGACTTGTTTATGTACAACAAAATCATGAGAAATAAGAATGTCGTATAATGGTTTTGCAAGTATGTTTTCTTTGTAGGTATATAATTTATCTTTGTTTTTAGGTTTGCAATAGTTGTTTATTGTTTGTTGAATATTATTAAAAACGGGATTTAAATTATTCGGCGTATTTTGGGTATAAAAGATTTTAATGGCATTGAGTTTATTAGAAGATTTTTCGTTTCGGGTGTTTCCATATAAATAAATGGGTTCATAAAAAGTGCCTTGTTTTAAAAGAAGAATAGTGCCTTTTTTATCGTCAAAATAGGATTCAGAGTAAGAATTGGTAGGGCACAGGAGTTGTACGTTGTCTCGTTTATCGTAATCTTCAACTTCCATTATAACAAGATTGACACCGTTTGCAAATAAGTTTATACTTGGTGAACATACAAGATCCCACATAAACACGTGATCAATGATGGAGTCGTCGTCTTGTAAGTAATTTAAAAAGTTTTCAAAAGATGCGATTGTGTATTTAAGCATATTGTATTGGGAAACATTGTCTAAATCAACAGATTTATAATATTCGCTGTTTTTGTAATTTTCAACACGTATATCAGAAATATTTATTTTGTTAGGTTGAAAAAGGGGCAATAGAGATCCGTTTTGCAGTTTAAGGTAATTATCAATGGATAATTTGTCAATAATGATTTTTTTCATCTCTTGAATGGTTGGGACGTTTATATTTTTTTCAAATGTATAAATATCGGCAATACAAGCAATGAAAGATTGTTTTGTTGATTTTTCAACACCATAACGGAGTAAAGGAGCGGCATTCTTTTTTATATAAGTATTATTCGTGGGGTCTAAAAATTCTGCAATGTTTGTTTGTAAGAAGAGTTCAATGGATATGGGTAAAAATCCCCATCGATGTTGAGGAACGGGAATTCTTTCAATGCTTAAAATGTTATTATAATTACGATTTATTTTCGTTTTTTCCACTTGTTCTCCTTGTATCAAAGATTTATCTCCAAATTGTATATCATTTTCTGATATACCGAGTTCTTGTCGTCGTTGATTTTGTTTCGCTCCGAAAGGGTTTTTAAAGCAACAAGGGATACCGTACTTTGCGGAGGACTTAGATTGGTCAAGAAATCCGGGATTGTAATATATATAATTTCCATCACTATCTACGTGTTGTCTTTCGTCAGTGAATTCGTATATATAATATCCTTCGGGTATTTTGGTTTTTGATTTTTGAGGAATAATTTTACCTCCACATTCGCCGTTTTCTACTTGTTTTTGTGTCATAGGTTTATTTGTTTTCAAACACCAATATCTGGGACACATATACCAAAATTTATTATTGGGGTCTGAACCGTAATTTAGAGACATGCCGTATGCATTTTTGGATTCAGGATCATTATCAATATTTTCTTTTTCTTCTTGAGTAAGAATAACAGGTTGTCTATTAGATTGTGCGGGACATATTTTGGCGTATGCTCCGTTGGATTCATCTACGAAAATGGAAGATTCCAGTTTTTTGAGTTTATTGAAAAAGATCGTTCCGCTTCCTTTATCGGTTTTTATGCCTCCTTTAAATAGGGTCATTTCGTCATCATCATCATCTTCGTCGTCGGACAAAACAACTTTATCATCTTCAAAATTTTCTTCTTCCACTTCACTATTTGGCGAGTGTACTACATTTTCTGATTCTTGGTCATCATCGTCTTCATTAGAAAAAAAGATGTATTGATTATTGTCGTCATCTTTATAGTCTTCTTCTTCATTTACAAGTTCTTTAACAATATCCAGAGATTTAACTTTAATGGTTGTAGGATCGTCTATGTCGGTTAAAATAACATTATCTATTTTTTCGTCGGTTTCCTTCTTTTTTGTAGAGGTCTTTAGTTTTTCCAAGTAACTGTCTCCGCGCTGTAATTTATTTTTGAAAAAGGATAATTTAAAAAAGGAGTCAATATAAATGTTTAAAAGGTCTAAATAAGAAAAATCGTTAATATCAAAGGTTTCTACTTGAAAAATATTTTCAATATCGTTGTATTTAATGACAGTATTGAATCCAGGATTATCTGCAATGTCAATGTTTTTATTAACAAAACTTCCGTTTGTCCTTGTGCATTCATTCATATATTTGGTAACATATGCGTTGGCTTCTTCCTCGGATAAAGAGAAATTAATGCTAACAAGGTTTATGATAGTGGACAAGTTGGTATTTTGTTTATAAAGATGATTGATTTGTGATTCCATTTCATTCATTTCTGTATAATTTTCAACCTTTTTGTAACGTAAACTGGCATCATTATTTTTCAATTCAATAATATTAAAGATCGGTGTTAACAGTTTTATATCGGAAGTTTTAAGGGACTTGGAAGAAGATATAAGAGAGATGTAATTAATTTTATTAATTTCTAATAAATCAGAGTGTAGATCCTGTAACAAAGACAATTTGTTATTGATTTGTAAAAATTTATTTATTTCAATAATAATGGGATTGAGAGAATCAATAATAAACGTTTCAAGAAAAGATTTGGAAACGGGTTTTGAGAACTTTGTATCAATATGTATATTTCCATTGTAAGAAACAGTAAAATACAAAGGATGTAATTGGTCTTCAAATGTTTTTTGAACCATAATATTGAGGTATTTATAAGAACCAATATTTTTCTTTGGATAATTGAGTATTTGACTTTTGGTAAGATAAGGGATCTTTTTTCCATTGGTAGAGAACCCAACAGAAAAAATGCGAAAAAGTTCTTCTTTTTTGAATCCGGGTTTATATTTTATAAGGGGTCTTTCTATGTTTGTATGAAGTTGTTTGAAAATATTTTCAAGCGGTAATTGGGTTTTTATTTGCGGATGTAAAGTTAAATAGACATCAGTAATGCCTTGAGACAAATAAGGAACTTGTATATCTTCATTTAAAATATCATAAAACACATTTATTTTATCAAAAGAGACATTTTGAAATGATTTTTTGGAGTCATCTAATAATTGTTGTTTTTGTTCGGTGAGGGTAGATAAACTATAAATATTTTTATTAAATAGGAAAGGAAAGTATGTTTTTATAATTTTATTTTGATCAATATTCATGGTGTTTGTATAAGAAAGTAGATTTTCAGCAGGACATACAAAAATGGTGTTATTATTGATGTTTTTATAGTTTAAAAGTAAGGAGTTCTCAAAGGTGAGAAAACGATTGTCTGGATTATTTTCAAAAAAGTCGTCTTCGTTGTTAAGGATAAAGAATGGATTGGCGGGAAAAAGAAGATCAATTTGTGAATCAAATTTATGTCCAATGGGAGTGTAAATATGAAAGGCGTTATTATTTATTTGAAGTTCATTTTCAATATCTTTATAAGAGTATTCGTCGGTGTCCATATCCGCGAGATCTGTAATGTTTTCCTTTTTTTCGGCAAGTTGTAAATTGATAAGGAGTTGTCCAAGTTTTTTTCTGGAGATGCCATAATTATCTTTGACCAAGTATTGAAAATATTTTTGAAAATTAATTTCAGAATGTATTTCGGAGAACATGTAAATTTCTTCGTAAGAAAACTCTTGAAAATCGTATTCTTTTAACATTTTAATTTTAATGGAGCGAATGGTATCATCTTGTAATATTTTTTGTTTGGATATAGAAATGGGAGTGTTGTATTTTTCTAAATATATTTTTTCGTCTTCGTGAAAGAGATCAGTATCGTTAAATTGGGCAGATGTTTTGGACGTATTAAATATGTGTACATTGCTGGGTTCTCCATTTTTATTTAAAGTAATTATTTTGAGAGGTTCAAGAATATTGGAATCAATGTTTGTGTTCATATTATATAATATATCTTATACAATATGTAAGTATTTTGTATTGCAAATATATACATTATTCATTTACGATATAATTAGGATCATGATTATCACTGTTATATTTGTTTTTATTATTGCTTTTTATTAGTTTTCCATCAATGTTATCGTAGTTAAGAAATACTTTTTGTTCAAGTTCTAAAACGCGTTTTTCTAAATGTTCTATTTTATTTTTGTATTCATCATATGTCTTTGTACTGATCGTGTTACCCATATAAAATAAATATATAAATATAATTAAATATCATAATAAGGGTTATCATGAATTTTCATGCCACAGTATTCTTGTGGATTATTTTTGTAATCAACGGGACTATGGATTCCGGCTTCTTCTGCGTTTTCAAGTAAAAATTTAAAATTTTCCCAGAATTCGCTTTTGTGACCAATGGATTTACTGGCAACATGTGCAAGTTCGTGTATAGCAACAAAGGTAAGTGTTTTTTCGTCAATAAGGTCTTCATTGTTATGTTTGTCTTTATTTAAACAGAATGCAATCTTTTCGCCTTTATTTTCACTGTACGCGGTGAAATCGCTGGTAGGTAAGGTTTCCATTATTTTTTTGGGGTTAAAGTTTTCAACCAAACGCTTAACCTTGTCTTGTTCGGGGTATTTTTTGTGTAAATATTGAACAAGTTGTTTAAGTTTATTTGTTACTTTTGCTAAAAGATTTGCGGCTTTTTGAATTTTACTTCGTTCGCGTACACAATATTTATGTCCATCTTCATCTGAAACAATACACTTTAATTGGAATTCACCATAATTTTCAAAATAAACATAAATACATAAAACAATAATAGCAATTAAAATAATATATCCTAAAATATCGGCACCCGTCATATATATAATAAAAAGGTTTTTATGATTAAAATGTTTATAATAATGGTAAATTATTATAAAATTAATTTGTGTTTCCTAATTCAAGAGGTACACGGCCATAATCGCTTTCAATGGTGCTTTGATTCCAAGGTCCAGCTTCCTTTTTGCTGATAACAGGATCAGATCTTAGTTGAAGGTTGGCGTTACGAAGGGATTGGCCAACGGTATCAAGTCCAATATGATGTCCAGCCTTTAATAAATCAGGCATTAGGATGTCCCCTTTATTTGCGGTGTTGGGGTTAAGAGCAGACCATTGACTGTTTTCGTCATTAGGTAAAAGGTCTTTGGGGTTGGCTACTTCTTTAAGATTGTATCCAGGTGAAGGAGTAGAATCCTTGGGGGAAGGTTCAGCCACCTTTTCGGGTTCACCCTCAGTTTCAGGTGTTCCATCTTCCATCTTATCAACAACACTTGTCTTGCCATTAGCATACATGACTAAAGCAAACATTAGAATAATGAATACAATTAAAACAACAACACGTTCCATTGTAAAAAACTTTTTTGCACCACTAAGAATACCACTAAATAATTTTCCAAACATTTCGTTTATATAATAACGGTTGATATAATTTATTTACATTAATTAAAAACAAAAAGAAAACACAAAAATGGCTAAATAATTATATATCTTCTTCATTTTCTTCGTTGCCTTCATCATTGTCGCTTTCTTCATTTTCTTCAGAATCAGAATCGGAATCACTATCGGTAGTGTCTTCCAGCATATACAAATTCTTAATTCTCTTTGCTTCTAAATAAGAAGAAAGTGCTAAATCTCTCGCTACCTTGGCTTTTCGTTTTGCTTCTTTGTACATATCGTAATAAACACTATTTTTATTCTTAATGGAAAATGAATCGTTCTCGTTAATTTTATCTAAAGTTAAATGAATTTCTTCCAAGTCTTCTTTTTCTTCATTCTGTAATTTTTCTAAAGTTTCTTCATTATTGTCTACAATTTCAGTATTTTCAATTGCTGTTTTTTCTGTATCTCTATCTTCAGGAATCATTGTATCATTATTTTTTTCTAAATGTAATGCTTCGGGTTTTTCTTCTAAATTATTTACAGTCGTTTCTTGTGTCATTTCTTCTTCCAATGTAAATTCGTCCTTCCCTATTTGGTCAATCGCCAAATCATTTATGGGTTTATTATTTTCTCCAATTACGGTATTTACCGTTTCGTGTTCATCTTTTTCAATTACAATTTTTCTGTGTGGAGTCATATTTTCCTGATAATGGGGGTTTATTTGAATGTTATTATCTGCAGGTTGGTTTGTTTTAGGTCTGAATAAGCATTTTTCAAACATCTTGTTCGGTTCAACCATCATCATTTGTTTTGCTTCAAATTCTAATTGAAAAGTAGTTGAAGAACATCGGATGCCTTTTATTTCAATAATAGAAAGTACATTTGTTTTTTCTTTAATATCATCTAAAGATACTAAATTTTCATTTTCATCATAAATCTTAAGCATCGGTTTTCCGAGATTAGTAGCAATATTTATCCTTAAATTATAAAACTTTCCGGATTTGTATATTTTGAGTGGTGCAGTAAAATAATTTTCAATATCGTGCATTTCCATTTTATCTTCAAACCATTGACCGCTGTTTTCAAAGATCATTTGCATACATTTTGTTTCAAGGCCTTCCATAAATTCAATAAATTCTGAATTATCATTTGTAAACATAAGATCGGTATAAAACTTTTTACCTGTTTTCATAAATCCTTGTTTGATAGTACATTCAGGAAGACGAAAATAAAAGGGTTCTTGCGAATTGGAAACACATAATCTCATAAAATAATTTCCACCAGGTATTTGTTGAGGTTTAGCTAAAGATAATTTTGAAAAGTCAAAACGGTTATTTGTAAAATAAATATTTTCTTCCATTAAAAAATAATTCTAAAAGAATAATATGAATATAACGAATAATACACACATAAATCGTTTAAAAAATAGATTAAATATCATTTGTAATGTAAATGAAACAAATGAAAGAAATTTGTATAAACTTTTTAAATGATGTAGAAACAAAAAAAGAAATATACGATTTTTTGAAACCTGTTGTGGACTCAATTTATAACGAGTTGTATATTTACCTTTGGATTATATGTTTCTACAGTTTAGTGTTGTTTTTGATTATTTTAGCGAATTTGTTTTTGTTGTTGAAATTAATAAATAAAAATTATAATTATGCGTTGTAATAATATCTTTAATTAATATATAATGACTGTTCCGAAAATGAATACAAAAACAGTAGGTGGTATGAAATCTAAGAAAACAATGGGTGGTATGAAATCTAAGAAAACAATGGGTGGTATGAAATCTAAGAAAATAATGGGTGGTATGGCATCTAAGAAAATAATGGGTGGTAAAAAAAATAAAAGCAAGAGAAAATCAAGTAAAAAAGGTAAGAGAAAATCAAGACCTACCATTCGTAATTTAGTTAATGAAATGAAAGGAATGTTTAAAGGCGGTAGTTCCACCTCTGAACATGGGGTTGCAACCTATGGTAATATGGGAGGTCAAACTTCTGTAGATGGAACTAGTAATGCTATTAGAACAATGCCTCCTCTACAAGGAGCTGGTATGGCTCCTCCTGTTGAAATAAAAGGCGGCAGATGTGGAGTAAAATCAACAGTTTCTGTTTAAATTTAATAAATAAAATTGATTCTATTTATTATAATACTTTAGCAATAAAATCAAAATGGGAAGTAAAATTGTTGTACCTCGTGAAAACATGAAAGAAAAAGACTACATTGTAGATAGTGTAAATTCTGAATTATGTAATAATACGAATGAATATAATCCAACGATAAAGGTTCATCCAATGGAAACAAGACTTAGTAAAAAAAATCTACAAAAATTACAACACGAATTAACAGAAAACGTAAAAATGAAAAAAACAACATTTAAAACAGTAAGGTTACCTCGTGGATTTTCAGTGCAAGTAGAAGTAGTTAATGATAATGATAGTGACGGTTATGCAAAGATTCGTCCACTATAAATATTTATTTTGCATTATTTTGTATAGTTTTATTTTTTTATTGAGTTAGTATATATGATTGGATATTGTGTTAAATGTAGAAATAAAACTGAAATGTTGAATCCTAAAAGAAAAACATTAAAAAAAGGAAGACAAGCTATGCAAGGGACATGCCCAAAATGCGGTACAAAAATGACAGTGTTTGTTGCTAAGGAAAATAAATCTAAAAAAGAAAAGCCCAAAAAGAGTAAATCTAATAAAAAAAATAAATCTGAAAAAAAATAAATAGAAAAGATTTTTCCATTATAATACATAATGGAAAAATTAATAGAGTCAAAGAAAGACTTTATTGAAGAAATTAAAACATGGATTTTATATGATAGTCAGTTAAAATTAATACACCAAAAATTAAAAATAATACGAGATAAAAAACATAATTTAACAAAAAATATATGCCATTTCGCAAATCAACACAATATAAACAGTAAAATAGAAATCAGCGACGGTCATTTATCGTTTTATGAAAAAAAAGAATATTCTCCTTTAACTTATGGATATCTTGAGAAATGTTTAGGTGAATTGATTCATGATAAAGCACAAGTGGAGTATATTATTCAGTATATGAAGAACAATCGCGACGTGAATAAAAATATGGATATAAAAAGAACATATTTAAAAAATTTACAAATTAAAAATGAAAAGGATTAAATACACAGTAATATATATATAATGAAATTTATTAAATCTGATCCTGGTAGATACGTGTTTGTTTTTAATGATGCTGTTAAAATGGCTTCTATGCCGATAGATGGTGTGATTGAAGATTCTGTTTTGTCAAAAAATAAAAACAATTCTGGTGCATATGAAATACATTCAGGACATAGTCAATTAGAGGATTTAGGAGTACCTGTTGGTTTAATTACGAATAATGAATCGGACTATTTACAGGGCGGTAGTGGAATCAAACTTGTTCATAAAATAATAAATGATGAGGTTATTAATGATGATCTGTTTCACTCGTTATTTGAAAAGGTTTGCAAAATAAAAACAAAAAAATATAGTAATAATAATAAAACAAAAAAAATAAAAAAGAACACTTTGTAAATTACACAAAACAATAATGTATTATTTAAATAATATAATTCAACAATTATATTATTAGCGCGAACGACGGTTTTTTGATTTAGATTTTATTTTTTTCGTTCTTCGGTTACTTCTGTTTTTTTTTGAACCACCAGAATTTGAATTATTATTATCTGATAAAGCAATACCTACAGCCGTTTGAACCGTAGAACTGGTACCACCATCTTTTTCAGCATCATCATCACTCTTCTCATTACCATTCTCATCATCACTACTCTCATCATCACTATTCTCACTACCATCATCACCATTATCATGAGCAGCACCATCACCAGCGCCATTACCAGCACCAGCGCCTTTAGATCTCTCTTTAAAAGCGTCTTGCATCATTACTCCAAAATCATTTGATGTTGATGGGAGTATTGGTAATTCACTGTTTTGATTTTGATCCTTGATTTTAAAAAAATTAGGACCAGTACAGTAAAGATCATCTTTTGATTTTTCAATTAATTTATCAATTATACCATTAAAATGTGTTTTTATTATGTTAAGTGGACCCTTACCATCTTCAACTTCATTAATACGTTTCCTAAGCTTACATTTTAAGACATTTATAATATTTTCACTGTTAACCTGCGACGAATCTAACATGAATTTTATGTTACCGTCCTCCTTATCAGTAGTACAAGGATCTTGGATGATATTTCCTCCTTTCATTATTTTGCCATTGCCATTGCGATTATCTAAATTATGTATTGCAATTGCTATTGGAGTAAGAAATTTATTATTATCACTTTTCGTATTATCATTATTAGCAGCATCACCATCTTTATTATTAGGATCTTTATTATTATCATTATTAGCAGCATTACCATCTTTATTATTAGGATCTTTATTATTATCATTATTAGCAGCATCACCATCTTTATTATCAGAATTATTAACACTACCCCTAGGACAATTCTGCTCCCCTATCGCATCATCCTCGCCTAATGCATACTTCATAAATTTATCCTTTTGATCTTGATTGTCAAAAACTCTCGGTATAAAATTCATATATAAATAGTTAGCAGTATCAGTTAATAATTGTCCATCAACAGCATTCTTATCATCATCATATTCCCCCTTCTTTTTCAATATAATACAAATTCTATTCAGTATATACCTTAAAAGATCATCTACAACCTTATCGGGAATCTTATTGATTTCATT